TATGAAAGCAAATGGACTGAAGACTATGATAGTTATCTAGAGCATAGAGATAAAGTTGTTGCACAAATTATTGAGTATATGGAAAATTACGAAGACTTTTTACCTAGTATTAACAAACAAGTTACTAAACTTAACAAAGAATTCTTTAGTGGCAAAAAACTTTATAGGGTGATTGCAGATGGCGAATGATGATACAGATTTTGTTGAAGGGTGTGATACTATCACTATTAACGGAGAAACTGTTTTTAGTGTAAATCCAGAACCTGATTATAAAGTTTCCTACACAACTCCAACAATAGATATAAGTTCAATATCCACAACATCCAGTAGTACAATAGATTCTTCCCATGTGACAGTAAATACTAACACTATTGGTACACATACTTTTGATGATAATTATACATTTACAACAACATATGAAACGCCAATTGTGTTTGAAGATGTTATGCCTGATCTAGTAACTGTTAATGATATGATGGTAGAATACCCTACTCTAAAAATTGCATTTGAAAAATTTAAAAGAGTATACAAAATGGTCGAACAAGATTATAAAGGAAAAACAGAAAATGAATGAACCATATCATAACGAAGGCTTTGGCTGGGCGTTTTTAAATATAGTAATTTTTGGTTTGATATTGCCAGCAATAGTAATTTTAAGTATCGATAATGGCTTTGCAAAGTTTGCACAGATGCGTGGAGTAACGGGTGATTGTTGGGAAAATTCAAGACACGAACGTGTATGTACTGTTCCAACAGAAGGTGCAAAACTAGCAAACTGTAAATTTTGGAGGAACTTCTGTGATTAAAAAACATTATTATTCTTGGACTGATATAGAAAATATGTGTATTAGTATTGTAAATCAGATGTACAAAGATCATTGGAGACCTGATTATATCGTAGGCATCACAAGAGGAGGTAATGTTCCTGCAACGATAATTAGTAATATGACTGGTATACGTTGTGAATCAATAAAAGTAAGTTTACGTGATGATAGTAAACTAGAAAGCAATACCTGGATGGCAGAAGATGCACTTGGATTAAACGACGGTACACAAGCAACAGGCGGACCTTTATATAAAAAAATTCTTATAGTAGATGATATTAATGATACTGGTGCAACTTTCAACTGGATTGCAAAAGATTGGCAAGCAAGTTGCCATCCAAACCATGAACGTTGGAATAATGTTTGGGGGAATAATGTTCGTATTGCTACACTGACAGATAACATGGCTAGTGAAACAGTATTACCAATTAGTTATTCATGCCATGAAGTAAACAAAGCAGAAGAAGATGTTTGGTTGGTATATCCGTGGGAAAATGTAGGAGTATATAATGAGTGAATTAAAAATAGATAGGTTAGATTTGTTTCCTGTTCCTATTATTGGAGCACATTACGATCATGCAGAAAGTTTAGCACAAACACTTATTCCAGAGTTTAAAAAAATAGAACAAGAAGATAAAAATCCAGCACCTTATAGTGCAAACGGTTACACTAATTATAATCCAGGTACACAAGTAATTGAACGCATTGAATGTAATGACTTAAGAGAATGGATAGGTCAAGTTGCTATGGAAGGCAATAAAATATTAGGCATTGAAGCAGATTTAACATTTGTAGGCAGTTGGTTCAGTATCAACAGAAAACATACATATCATGAAATGCACAATCATATTCCTGCAACTTGGAGTGGTGTTTATTACGTACAAGCAGAAGAAGACGATGCACCTATAACATTTTACGATACTAACAAACAAACTAATTGGCCTTGGGCAGGTTACAGAGAAGCAAATCTTTATAATACACCTTCCTATAGTGTAACTCCTAAAACAGGACGTTTGCTAATTTTTCCTTCACACTTATTACATGGCGTTAGTCAACAGAAAAAAGATAGTGAAAGAATTACAATTAGTTTCAATTTACAAGCAACACAGAGTTTTAAATAATGGGACCTTGGACTGACGTAGTAGTTAAATCAAAAGATTTTACAGTTTTTAGAGATGCTTATCCAGTCACGGAAGGACATATTCTTTTTGTACCTTCTGAAGAAAATTGGCAATCTCTTACTAAATGTTTCGAAGCCGCATACAAATGGGGCTACGATTGGGTTGAACGTGGATACTGTGATGCGTTCAATATAGGACAGAATGTAGGCGAAGCGGCAGGGCAGACAGTAATGTGGCCGCACGTACATCTCATACCCCGACGAGATGGGGATATGAAAGACCCAAGAGGAGGAGTGCGACATGTTATTCCTAGTAAGGGCAAATATACAAGGAAGGAAGAGCAAAAATGAAAGCAGGAGACGCATTAATTAATGCGGCTAAAAAACAAGCAGAAGGCGAAGTTGCAGTTCATTTAGCAAACATTGAAGTTTATAAAACAATGCCAGCAGGTATTGGTGAACATTCAGATGTTACTGAAGCAGTTATCGCAGAACTTGATAAACTAGCGGCCGCACAAGATCGACTGGACATGATTGAAAAATATTTTAATGGCTAGGACTCTTTTTATAGGCGACAGCCATACATGCGGATACAAAACAGTTCCTGGTAAAGTAGGACCTGGAAGTTATTCTGTATGGAATGAAAATAGTTATGTAGATGAATATGTAAACTTACATAATAAAGAGGCTGTTGTCTATGCAATGCCAGGCGCAAATAATAGAACTTATGCAGACTGGTTAGGGAGTATGTTTAAAACTTACGATGACATTGATGAAGTAATTATTTTGATGTCATCGTTAAACCGTTTTATGTTAGGATTTAATGAAAAACTATCTCCTAAGGTAATTCCAATAGAACAATTTACACATTTTGAAGGCACAGATAAAACAGGCATGATTGATAGATATATTGATGAGATTATTTCAGAAGAATATTTTCAATTATATCAGAAACCTACCAACGATGATTATGAAAAATTTCCTGGATTAAATTTTAGTTATGATAAAGGATTGATAGATCCTGATATACGTAAATCATCTTACATGCAAATAAAAACATTTTTTGAACTTAATACACATTTAGAACAACGTGATTTCTTTAAAGATATCTACACATGGGATAACATGTGTGCAGATAGAAATATTCCTTTATACCTATTTAAAATGAGAGAAAGAACATTCTTTCCTGAAGTATGGGATTTTTATGGAAAACTTAAAGCAACAACGATAGCAGATCAAAGTGTAGAAGCGTTTTTTACACAAAGAAATATTGATTATAATAACTATTTTGAAGAAGACAAAGAGCATTTTAACCAATTATATCATAAATTAATTGCACAAAAATTTTTAAAACACTTGACAAAGACCTAAATATAGTATATAATGTGTAATACAATGGAGAATAATATATGTCATTAGCACAACATGAATTTGGTAAAACTGTAGAAAAGAAGTTTTACTATTCAGAAATATTTCATAGTATTCAAGGTGAAGGACATTATACTGGTGTGCCTACAGCATGGATTAGATTCTTCTTGTGCAATTTACAGTGTAATGGTTTCGGACAAATTGATCCAACTAATCCCGATACATATGAATTACCTTTCCAAGACTTTGATGTTAAGTCTGTAAAACGTGTTGAGGACTTGCCTGTATGGGATAAAGGCTGTGATTCAAGTTATACTTGGGCAAAGAAGTTTAAAGACTTAATGGGTCAAGAAACTCCAACAGTAATGGCAAATAAAATAATTGATATAATGAAAAACGAAAGTAATCCGGAAGGATTATTTTTACATCCTGTTACAGGACAAAGGCAACATTTGTGTATCACAGGCGGAGAGCCTTTAATGGTAACTGGACAAACAGCAACCGTTGGAATATACGAAGAACTTGAAAGACAAGGCAACTTGCCGGGCAGTATGACATTTGAAACAAATGGTACACAAAAATTAAGAGATCCGTTTAAGGAATGGGTCAACAGGATAGATACAGAAGTATTTTTTAGTGTAAGTCCTAAACTATGGTCAGTAGCAGGAGAGAAAAGAGAAAAAGCAATAAAACCTGAAATAGTAGCAGAGTACAGAAAACTTTCTGACAAAGGACAACTAAAGTTTGTGGTAGGTCCTGAAGGTAGAGAGTGGGATGAAATGGAAGAAGTAATTAAACTTTTCAAAGCAGAAGGTGTTGATTGGCCAATATGGGTTATGCCAACAGGTGCTAGAGAAGAAGAACAAATAGCAGGAGCAGGTAAAGTAGCCGAGAAAGCATTTAAACGAGGCTACAATGTTGCGGCAAGAGTACATGTTTACTTGTTTGGTAATGCAATAGGAACTTAATATGTTACAATTAATAAAAAATTTTTTTAAAAAGAAAGAAGTGAAAGAACCTTTTTATCATCCATATCCTATTAACGAACTAAGCAGTATGCGAAAATATAAAAATGAACAACATGAAAAAGCAATGAAGGCTGAAATAAAGAAAGATCCTTCAGATGCAATAAGGAAAGCAGGATGGTAATGAACTGGGATAAAGTTAAAAAGGCAATAGGCATAAAGCCTAAGGTCAAAGAGAAAAAGCCGACATCAGAAGAAACAAGACGTGCGGCACTTGAACAAGAAAAGAAAGAAGCAACTAAAAAAGGCGAACCTTGGGTTGCAGTATTAGACACACAAGTAAATCCAGATAACATACGTAACGGATTTTTTGAATTAGATTGGAATAATGAATTTATTGAACAATTAATAGATGCTGGATATTCAGGTGAAACTAATGAGCAAATTGTTGATGCATGGTTTAGAACTATTGTTAGTCAAATGCTAGAAGAAGAAGGACATGACAAAACAAGAGATGCAGGCTATATTAATGTAGTTCCAATAGACAAAGGCAAAAGTGAAATATCATAATGCAAGACAACTTAATGGTCCAACAACAAGTAGAAAATGTTTGGCAACATATGGTAGGAGTCATATGTTTAAATCAAACAGGACGTAAACAAGTTAAAGCAGTATTACCAGAATTTTTTAAACGTTGGCCTACACATACTGCATTGCTACATGCAACACGTAAACAAATAGAAGAAGTTATTGCTCCACTAGGCATGCGAAGTGTAAGAGCAAAAAGACTATATCGAATGAGTGAACAGTTCGGCGATTGGGATGGAGAAGATGCTACTGAACTTTATGGTATAGGAAAATATGGGTCAGATAGTTATAGGCTATTTTATAAGAAAGAATTACCCGAAAACGTAGGCGATCACGAACTAAAACGGTACATTCAAGAAGAATTTTCTCTTGACAACAGTGCTAAAATCTAGTATAATAGTATTATACAATTTAGAAAAGGCACAGTAATGGCAACTTATATACTAGTAGATACTGCAAACACATTCTTTCGTGCAAGGCACGTAGTACGTGGCGACATTGATACAAAGGTCGGCATGGCTTTCCATATTACACTTTCAGGCGTTAAAAAAGTATGGCGTGACTTTGAAGCAGATCATGTTGTATTTTGTTTAGAAGGTCGTAGTTGGCGTAAGGATTTTTATGAACCTTACAAACGTAATCGACAAGAAACACGTGATGCAATGACTCCTGCACAGGAAGAAGAAGATAAAGTATTTTGGGAAGTGTTTGATGAGTTCAAAGAATTTGTTGATACTAAGACTAATTGTACTGTAATGCAACATCCGCAACTAGAAGCAGATGATCTTATTGCAGGTTGGATACAAGCACACCCTAACGATAATCATGTAATTATTTCTACAGATGGTGACTTTGCACAATTAATTGCACCTAATGTAAAACAATACAATGGTATACAAGATGTTACAATTACACATGAAGGGTACTTTGATAAGAAAGGTAAGCCTGTACTAGATAAGAAAACTAAAGAGCCTAAATCTGCACCCGATCCTGCATTTATGCTATTTGAGAAATGTATGCGTGGTGACACAAGTGACAATGTGTTTAGTGCTTATCCAGGTGTCCGAACTAAAGGTACAAAAAACAAAGTTGGTCTTGTTGAAGCATTTGCAGACAAAGAGACAAAAGGCTTCAATTGGAATAACATGATGCTACAACGTTGGGTAGATCATAACGGTGAAGAACATCGTGTATTAGATGATTATCAACGCAATGTTATTTTGTGTGATTTAACTGCACAACCAGGCAATATAAGAAGTATAATCAATGACGTAATTGAAGATCATATGACTCCTAAAGAAGTACAACAAGTAGGAATGCGTCTTATGAAATTCTGTGCAAAGTGGGATATGCAAAGGATTGCAGATCAAGCACAACATTACGCCGAACCATTACAAGCGAGGTATCCAGTATGATAAAAGCAAAAGAAGTCTTAAAAGATAAATTTTGGATTGTTGAAGAAAACGGCTCTAAGGTAGGAACATTAAGTGCCGCCGAAGAGTGTTACACATATTCTTGCGGAGCAGGAACACAAGTGTTTGGTGATTTTAATCAACTCAAAAAACATTTAGGAAAAATAACTTGGAGTACTGCTGATGATAAAGATGAAAAGTCAGAATTTGAAGTACACGGATATCCAACAAGTTGTGAACCTTTCAATCCAATGTATGATGTAAAAAATAAATTACCTTTGTTTAGCAAAAGTAATAAATCAAAAAGTTTATATTGTGCAGGATATTACTGTATTCAATTTGAAAAAGGTTGGGTAAAAAGTTTTTGCCCTAAACAAATTACAATTGAAAGATATAATTATAGCGGTCCATTTATGACTGATATAGAAATGAGAACGGAGTTATCACGTGTCAACGCAAGATCCTCTTAATACTGCACCTATACAAAATTTTATAAACACTGTCAAAGGTGCTGATGCAAGTCAAGCCAAAGAAGTAAAACTTACTATGCAACAAGCAAAAGGACTTGCATTTACATTAGGTATTGTTATGGCTAGACTACAAGGTGATATGGAAAAATTTGTTAAAGAAAATGCAAGTAAAGAAGAATCCGTTGAAGTACAAATGGATGGTGGTAACAACTGGTAAGGACGTATGGCGAAGAGAAATAAACTTGAAAGAAAATTAGACGAGTATAATCATACAATGGAACTAATTAGAACTATTGTACCGATTGCTGTCTTAGTATTACAAGTAATCATATTATTAAGGATATTATAATGGATGAACAAGATGCAATGTGGGAAGCATTTGACACACTAATACCTGAAGAAAGTTGGGTACCAAGTGCTGAAGAGAAATGGTTAATTGATAAAATAGCAGAAGTTTTAAAGAAAATAGCATGACAACACACGCAATGATCGATCTAGAAACATTAGATGTTTTACCAACTGCGGTGGTACTAACTATTGGAGGTGTTAAGTTCGATCCTAATTCTATCAAAGAAACTACACAACATTTTTATTACAGATTTAATGTAGACGAACAATTAAGCAAAGGTCGAACAACTTCCAAAAGCACACTTGATTGGTGGGCAACACAAGAACAAAGTGTAGTTGACGAAGCATTAGGTGACCATGATAGAACACCTGTATTAAGTGTTTTAAAAAAATTAAACAAATGGTGTGTAGGTGTAGACACTATTTGGTGCCAAGGTCCTGCGTTTGATATTGTTATACTTGAAGATATGTTTAGACAATACGATCATCATTTACCTTGGCCTTTTTGGAAAATAAAAGACAGTAGAACATTGTTCGGCATTATGCCTACAGATCCACGCAAAGAGATAAAGTTTGAAGCACATAACGCATTAGAAGATTGTAAAGTACAGGCATTATGTGTCCAACAGACTGTTAATAAGTTAGGTCTAAATCTTAGATAACTGCTACTATTACCTAAAAAAAGAGATAAATATATGCGTATATAATTAAAAGGAAGTACGCATGAGTAGACCAAAACCAACGGTATTACTAGAATTTGTAAATAAGAAAACATATCGTAGTGAACAAGTATTAGAAGCAGAAGCCATATGGGCTGTCTTTCATAAAGACAAACCTTTTAATTTAAAAAGTTCCAATATGTTAACTAATTATCCAGGACCTAAATATAAGAAAACAAGTTTTTCAAATCCAGGTCATGCACATAATCTAGCAAGTAAATTAAATGAGATGTTCAATTGTAAAGACTTTTCTGTATATAAATTAAGTACAGGTGAAATAGTTGAAGAAGAATGAACAAAGAAACATATACTAAGGTTTTTTTAAAACAAGCCGAAATTGCTATATCAGATGTTACTATGAAAGAGTATATGTCTACATTATGGCAAAATACTAGAGTCAAAGAAGAAGGCGGATTAAGACTTACAGATTATGGATTAGAATTTTTAAAAACCAAATTAGAACTTGCAACCTACGAAATACCATTTCCAAAAGATTTTGAACTTACAACTAACACTATAATTTGGTTAGACCAATTTATTGATTGCCCTTATTGGTTATGTAAGTATTCTATAGAAGTCACAGATGAAAAGAAAGCACTCGAACTACATCTTTTTAGTGGAGATGTAAAGAAATATGGACTTACCAAAGCATTAAACAGACAAAAAAAGTAACCAAAAAAGGTTGACTTTCCTCATAACCTGTGTTATTATATATACATACTAAGAAATTAAGTATGGCACTGATACAAACAAACGAGGAATATAACATGGAATCTGTAGTACGAACTGTTACTCCAAATGGAGCAAAGAAAAGTATTATTAGGGCATTCAAGAAAAAACGTCCTATTTTTATGTGGGGCCCTCCAGGTATTGGAAAATCTGATATTGTTGGGCAAATCACAGAACAACTAAAAAACTCGCATCTAATTGATGTACGTTTATCACTTTGGGAACCAACTGATATTAAAGGTATCCCGTATTATGCGGCAAACGATAACACAATGATGTGGGCACCACCACAAGAACTTCCAACAGAAGAATTTGCAAAGAAGTTCGATTATATTGTTCTTTTCTTAGATGAAATGAACTCTGCGGCTCCGGCAGTACAAGCGGCGGCTTATCAATTAATTTTAAATAGACGTGTTGGACAATATAAATTGCCTGACAACGTTCTTATTGTTGCGGCTGGTAACCGTGAAGCAGACAAAGGTGTTACTTATAGAATGCCTGCTCCACTTGCCAATCGTTTTGTTCACTTAGAACTAGCAGTTGATTTTGATGACTGGTTTGCATGGGCAGTAGATAACAATATCCATAATGATGTTGTTGGTTACTTAACATTTAGTAAAAAAGACTTATACGATTTCGATCCAAAGTCTCCTTCACGTTCTTTTGCAACACCAAGAACTTGGTCGTTTGTTTCCGAACTACTTGAAGATGACGATGACGAAACTACCACTACTGATTTGATTAGTGGTGCAGTTGGAGAAGGTTTGGCTGTCAAATTTATGGCTCACCGTAAGGTTGCCGCTAGTATGCCTAATCCATCTGATATACTCGCAGGCAAAGTTAAAGAAATGGCCACTAAAGAAATCAGTGCCATGTATTCCTTGACAGTGAGCCTTTGCTATGAACTTAAACAAGCATCAGATAAAAATGATAAAAAGTTTGATGACATGGTTAATAACTTCCTGCGATTTGCAATGGACAACTTCGAAACAGAACTTGTCGTTATGGGGATTAAGGTTGCTATTACACAATACCAATTACCGATCGATCCAGACGAAGTTGCTTGTTTTGATGAGTTCCATGAACGTTTTGGCAAGTACATAAGTGCCGCCAGTAACTAATGTAATAAAGGGTAGGGCTATCTCTACCCTTTATTCTTACCAAAACAGGTTGACTAAAAACGTAAATATGCTATTATATATGTATAGTAACAAAAAGGACATGGCATGGGCTTAGATACTAAAGGGTTTCAACCAGTAGAATTATCCAAAGAAGAACTAGAAAAAATGCGTGAAGATGTTCACGATAGAGTCATTGTTGCAAGAGTAGGTCTTTTGCTAAGACACCCTTTCTTTGGTAATATGGCTACTAGAATGCGTGTACAGAACTGCGATGATTGGTGTCCTACAGCCGCTACAGACGGTAGAAATTTATACTACAATACACAATTTTTTAATATGCTTACTAACAAACAAATTGAGTTTGTTATTGCCCACGAAATTCTTCATTGCGTATTTGATCACATTATCCGTAGAGAAGACCGGAATCCTCGTATATTCAATATTGCGTGTGACTACAAAGTTAATAATTTGTTAGTACGCGACAAGATTGGCGAACGTGTAGATCAAATTCAAATTTTCCAAGACTTTAAATATGATGATTGGACATCAGAAGAAATATATGATGATATCTATAACAAGTACGATGAAGAAGAATTACAAGCACTAGGTGAACTTTTAGACGAACACATTGACTGGGAGAAAGACGGAGATAAAGAAGGCGAAGGCAAAAATCCTGGCAAAGGTGGAGGTAAAGAAAAAGATAAGAAATCTAAACGTCCTTCATATTCAAAAGAAGAATTAAAAAAGATACGTGACGAAATTAAAGAAAGTATGATTACATCTGCTCAATCAGCAGGTGCTGGTAATACTCCAGGCGAGATTGCACGTATGATTAAAGAGTTAACGGAACCTAAAATGAATTGGCGTGAATTGTTACGTCAGCAAATACAATCAACAATTAAAAGTGATTTTACTTTCAGTCGTCCTTCACGTAAAGGTTGGCATACTGGTGCAATATTACCAGGTATGAATTTTATGGATACAATTGATATTTGTATCGGTATTGATATGAGTGGATCTATAGGAGATATACAAGCACAAGACTTCTTAGGTGAAGTAAAAGGTATTATGGACGAATATAAAGATTACAAAATTAAATTATGGTGCTTCGATACTAAAGTCTATAATGAAGAAGATTTCAGTGCAGACGGCGGTCAAGATTTAACTGATTATGAAATACTTGGTGGCGGTGGTACTGACTTTGACGCTAATTGGATTTATATGAAGGAAAACGATATAGTTCCTAAAAAGTTTATTATGTTTACAGATGGATATCCATTTGGTAGTTGGGGTGATGAAGATTACTGTGATACAATTTTTGTTATCCATAGCCATCGTGACAAGAACTTACAAGCACCATTTGGAGTAACTGCACACTATGATGAAGCCGCTTAAAGCACCAAATCCGAATAATGTATTTAAAATAAGAAATCCTAAAGTACTTCCCCCGCATTTTGAATATGCGGACATAGAAGTGCTTTATAACCTTGAATCCGCAATTCAGGACTGGATAACAGAGCATCTTAAAGGACGTTTTATTGTTACAAAAACGGCTGATCCTTCACGAAATAACACTGTAGTTAGAGTGGGATTTGAAGATGGAAAAGAACTTAGTTATTTCATGTTAGCCTGTCCACTTTTGCGGTACAAATAAATAAAGTACGCATATATATAATATAGGAGTAAATAATGAGCGATACAAAAGATACAAAACAAGACGCACCGGCAGTGGATACGCCAGCAACTGCACCTGCAGATGCACCGGCAACACCACAAGCAGGAGCAGACTTGTCAGTACAAGACCTCCAAGGACTAAAAACAATTATTGATGTTGCTAGTTCACGTGGAGCATTTAAACCAAATGAAATGATGAGTGTTGGACAAGTTTACGGTAAACTTGAAGCATTCCTTTCAGCGGTACAACAACAAGCAAACCAAACACAACAGGCACCTACTGAAACAGGACCTGCAAAAGGAGCATAATATGGCTGAGATAAAGCACGTTGGTAGACTTACTACTAACAATAGAAAATTAGTCGTGGCATACAGAGTAGTTCCAGGTGAACCTGAAAACTGTCTTGTTATCCATACAGAAAGTTTAGAAGCGGCTGATCATGATACATTAATTACAATGGTAGAAAGTAATGCTGGTCAAACAGCCGATGAACTTTCAACTGTAATGGCTAGAACACAACTTACAGATGGTTCTAACATGTTAGCACGTTTCCATCAAACAGGTAAATTAGTAAAAGTTCCTACTAATATTGTAGAACTTACACCTAATAGAACTACTGCTATTAAATTAGATGAAATCAATCAGATGATTGCTGACCAAAAAGGTGTAACAATCGAAGAATTAGCAGTTCCAGATACTACACAATCAACGCAAGCACCTACTGCACCGGCAGTGGAAGATGCTACACCAACAAGCGAAGCACCGCTTGATGATGAAGCATTAGCGGCACAATATAGGTCACAAGCCGACTCTTTGTTTAAAGAAGCAAAGAGATTGCGTGAACAAGCGGAGGAACTTGTTCCGACGAAGAAAAAGGCAAAGATGACCGAAAGTGTCTCGTAAAAGCAACAAGTTATCAAAAGACGTCATTGCTCATTGGCCGGAAGTATTCAAGGATATTGAAGTACGTACTGTACCCCTTGAATACCTCCAATCTATTACTGTCAAATTTAAAGACGGTAAAGCATGGATAATAGAATTAGACAAAAAAACACCCCCAAATCCTGACTTAGAATACGGTTTAGAGTCCTTATTTAGAGAGTATGATAAGGCCATTGACAGCATAGATTTTAGGTTAAATACCCATAAAGTACGAAAAGACATAGAAGGACGTACAAAAACCTTTATGAAAAAACGTAAATAAATAAAATACAGTTAGTTTGTCAAAGGCATAAATACTGTATAAGTAAGATTATGGAATATTCAGGAGCCATTCAATGAGTTTAAGAATTAGAAGAGGAACCGATGCTGAACGAAGCGGCGTAACCTTTTTAGAAGGTGAGTTAGTTTATACTACTGACACTAAAAAGATGTTCGTTGGTGACGGCACAACGGTTGGAGGTATTGCTGTAGACAGTACCCAAGGTAGTATTAATCAAATGTCTGATGTTAATATTGCAGGCATACAAGTAGGTCAAATCCTACAATGGGACGGTAGCAATTTTATCCCAGGCGATGATCAAGGTGATAAAGAAAGTGTTACAGGTGCTGATAGCACTATTTTAGTTGACGCAACAAACAGTTCCATAAACTTAGATGGCACAGTAAAAGGCCATATTGTTCCAGATCAAAATGAAGTGTATGACTTAGGCTCCACTACAAAACGCTTCAATGATTTATATCTTTCTGGTACAACAATTAACTTAGGCGGTGCAACAATTACTGCAACCGGCGGCGAAATTTCAATGAATCAGCCTTTGGCTGTAGAAGTAAAATCAAGCGGTAATGTTGATACTAACGACAATACAATTACAAATACAGCGGCAGGTGGTCATATAACAGTTGCTCCTACAGCAGGAAAACAATTTAGAGTAGATGATACTGTAGGTGGTACTTCTTTCAGTGTTGATACAACAGCAAAAAGTGTAGACATACACAATGGTTATGGTTTAAAATTAGCAACATTTGGTTCTTCAGATTATACTGCTATTGCAGGAAGTGAACAAGCAGGACAGATTGTATTTGATAATCCTACTAAAACATTAAAAGTTTATAATGGTTCTAGTTGGGTGCAAGTAACTGGCTCAGGCGGGTCAGGCGGAGTAGTTGATGGACAAACATATGATATTAATATATCAGGTGATGTTATTTCAGATGACAGTACTGTTGCTCTTAATACTGCTTCTAAAGATTTAAATTTAATTACTGGTTCATTTAGCGGAACACTAGCGGCTGGAACATTAAACGCAACAAACATAAACGGATTAATGAAAGGCAACATACTACATGCAGATAATGCAGTATTTTTAGATAACTCAACAAAAACAGTAACGGCAACAAACGCAGACTTTAGTTATGTAAGAGCAGACATTTTAGATGGTAACATTATCGGACCTGATTCAGTTATAATGATTAACACTTCAAACCGTTCAATGAACGTAGGTAGTGTTACAGCAACAACACTTGATGTAAATGGTAGTGCTTTTGCAGATGATATTACAATTACAACAAATGCATATGCTGTCAACTTTGTTGCAAGTGGCCAATTACAAGGAAATGTTGAAGGAAACGTCAAAGGTGATGTTAAGGCAACAGGTGGTCAAGTAGTATTAGATTCAGGAACAGACGGTACAGATGCAACATTTACTGGTAATGTAAATGGAACACTTACAGGTACAGTTGATTCGGGAAGTGATATCAATGGTACAATTACTACTTCGCAACCAGCAGAATTTGAGAATACTGTAGACTTTGGTAAGAATACTCAAGCGAATAATAGAGTACAATACTATTCATTATCAACTAACGGTTCTTTTTCAGACACTGTAGTTAATATTCAAAACATTCACGACGATGCAACTTATTGTAACGAATTAGGCTTATACAGAGCAAGAGGTACAGTTGCGGCACAGACCACAGTGCAAGTAGGTGACTTGTTAGGTACACTTAGTTGGGCAGGTAATGACGGAACTTCTCCTCAAATTGCACTTGGAATCAAAGGTAAAGTTACAGCAGTGTCATCAAGTAATATTACAGCAGATATGCTGTTTATGACAAGACTTGGTGGAATCGGTACATTTAATGAATCAATGAAATTAGAAGGTGCTACAAGAGGTTTAATTACACAATCTTTTGTACAGTTTGGTTCACTAACAAGTACAGAACGTGATGCACTTACAGCGGCTAATGGAATGGTAATTTACAATACTACGATTAACAAATTCCAAGGCTACGAAAACGGTGCTTGGGCTAACTTAATTTAATCGAATAATTTTCCGGAATCGTAAAGTTCGAATATTTCTTCGGCTTCTAAATCTGTTGTGAATTGTGCATTAAATCTATAATCATTTGTATCGTTTACAGCATTATGATATTCTTGCAAATTAAAAATTACTGGAAGGTTGTGACTGTAATCTACGCTACATTGTAGTTCAAATGTAGCATTATCGTAATCAGAGTAACTACCGTCTGTTAATTTAAAAAAATTTGTCGGTCCATATACATTCATATCAAATGGATATACTGGAAAGTTTATCAATGTGACTCTAGGTGGTAGTCCTTCTACTTTTCTATCAATATGTATCTTTCCATCAGTATAAGGAGTTTGCCCAAGTATTTCATATGCGACAGGAATTTTGAAACGTTTTCCTACTTCGTCCATAAGTTCAGTAGGCATAAGTTCTCTAGGACAGAACCAATTCCAATCATATTTTCCATATTTGTTGTGCCTATAATTAGCACTTCTAATATAATCTTCTGCATTCGATAAAATATTTTCTGCAAGTTTTTTTCGAGTTTCTTGGGTAAAATTTATACCTTCTACATATTGAAAATAAGGCCTCATATATTTTCCTTTCTTCCTAGGTAGTACATTCTCCTACCCATATCTAGTGCTACTATATCACCTGTAGCAAACCAATCATCATATACGCATGTTGGACCTTTGACATATAATTCATGGTCAACTATTTTCCAATCACAATAATATTTATTACCCATGATTGTGTAGCCATCAGGACATCTTTGTTTTACATATTCAACTTGCTCCATTGTAGCAAATTCAATATTAATAGTAATTGGTCCTATCTCGCTCATTCCCCAATTGGGTTGCACAATAGCACCTTTGTTTACAAATGCTTCGATCATATCCCAAGTTACAGGATCACTTCCCCCTAAAATTCTTTTACCTGTAAGATCACAATCTTTAAATCCTTTTGTATTCATTAGTGCAGTCATCTGAGCAGGTGCTAGAAAAGTATGAGTGTAGTGTTGAAAATTTTTGAGAAATGTAAATGGATTAAATTTTTTTAAAATAGTTACTTCAGCGCCAACACTATACGCTGGCAAACTTTGAGCCAGTAATCCTCCAGCGTGAGTCATTCTAGTCACAGTAAGTATTTTACTTGTGCTTGATATATTTTGTGCATCTACTGCAATCTTATTTGCTTCTTTTAAATTTTCAGGATCACGAAATATATCTTTTGAAGGTCCGGTTGTACCACTACTAGATATGGTTACTCCTTCATTTAATATTTTGTCAAAACTTATCATTTTTCGTACTTTTCTAAACTATTATTAATTTGATTATTGACACGTACAAAGCGTGTACGGCTGTTTAATTGGTTTATATGCTCTGCACCTACATATGTACATACACTCCTTAAACCCCCTTGTATTTGCTTTAAAATGCTTTTAACAGACCCTTTTGCGGGTATTAACAAGTCTCTACCTTCGTTAGGTCTATACTCTTGTTCTGTTGGATTTGTACGGTTATACATAGTTGTGCTACCTAGCCCATAAAAGTTAACATATTTTTTACCGTCAATTTCTACAATATTATCACACTCTTCTGCTTTAGATATCATCCCTGCTATCATAACCATTTTAGCACCTGCACCTATTGCTTTACAAACATCTCCAGAAGTTACACAGCCACCATCTGAAATGATATGAGCACCATTCCTAGTAACAGTTTCATAACAATCTAGTATAGCACTTAGTTGAGGTATACCTACTCCTACTTCTGAGCGTGTTCTGCAAGCCGCACCACTACCAACTCCTACCTTAATAAAGTTTGCTCCTGCTTGAACTAATTTAGATACAACATTTGGAGTTGCTACATTGCCAGCACTTATATGTATGTTTGGAAATTTTTGTCTATATAATTTAATTGTATCAATCATTCCTTGCATGTTAGCATATACATTTGCAATATCAACATTAATAATACCTATGTCAGGAAACTTACTTACTACTTCAATTGTTTTATCTTTATCCCATGATTGTACACCGCTTGTAATTGCAATAAATCTTCTGTCAGACATTTTTTGTAATTCTTTTATATGTTGTTCAGCAGTATATTCTTTGTGTAAAAAAGTAAAAATACGCAATGGTGTAAGTATATTTGCAATTTTATAAGTTCCTGTACTAAGCATGTTTGAAACAATTACAGGAGTTGCTTTGGTATCTAACCAATCTATTTCTATATCAACATTTTTACGTGTGAGAGGTTTAGAACTTTCTATTGGTTCTATTAGCACGTCAGAAAAATCTAATTTTATATCATCGTTAATTTTTTTCATTTTTCAACTTCTTAAATATATATTCCTTAATCATATTATCTTCGGCTGTTTTGAACTTTGCATCTATATAAGCATCTTGTGCAGTAAAATTTATAAAATTATTATAATTCCAATAATTTAAAAGTTCAAAATTAGGAACCTTTATTTTAGGAAAATAATTTTTATTGTACATAGTTGCAAACTCGGATGCATCTTTAAAGTTTGCCCAGTCTGCTTCCCATATCATTATATGCCTGTCTAGTTTATGTGTATTTTCAGAATGTATGTCTAACAAACCTTGTTGTTCTGCCCAACTTAACATTTCTACATCTTCTGTTGGGTTGTACCCATATTTTTTTGCATCAATACTAAAGTCACTATGTGTTTGTATATCTTTATCGGTGCTAATATGTAAAGCCCAAAACAAATAACACTCCCAGTTCTTATCCATCCATTCTAAACTCTCGTGCCAACTTTCTATAGGCTCAAAAGGTAATCCTGCTATCATGCCGCATGTGCCTCTATAAAGTCCTAAAGCATTTCTGAATGATTCTCTTACACTTAATAATCCATCTTTTATTTTGCTTGGGTGCATACCTTTGCCTATTGCTTTAGCGGCTTCTGGATGTAATGTTTCTATACCATAAAAGTGAGCCCATACTCTAGCATCAATTAATAGTTGTAATTGCTTAGGACGAAGTAAAACTAAATCTAGTCTAATAAAAGCACTAAAGTTAGGCTGGAAAGGTAATCGCTTGACGACATTTGCTAGTCTTTCTATCTTGATGTCTCTATCATTAAACGTATCGTCAGCAATAACATAATTAACAGTTCCCCATTTATTGTAATTGTCCATCATTTCATGGTAAATGCTTTCTTCACATCTACTATAATCTTCTTTTACTCCAAGGAATGCGTAACTGCAATACTTACATCTAAATCTACAACCTCTAGTCATTTCTAATGTTAAAACATCTGTTGGCAAAACAAAATCATTATCTTGATATTCTACATCATAACTGCCTATTTGTAGAGCAGGATACAAATGATTAGCATCTATTAGATAACTATTAGGAGCCCAACTAGGATATTTTCCTTTAGGTTTTCTTCCGTTATCAAACATCCAATCAAGCACAGGTTTAAGAGCATGTTCTGAATAACCAAAAATCATTACATCTGCACCAAAGTCTTGTTGATATGGTTTAGGACTTCCTAATATAAATTTAACTGTAGGATAATTTTTTTTAATTAAGGCAATTTTATCTTTTACAAAACTATCTTCTAACCAAAGATTACCAAATCCTATTAGATCTATTTTTTTACAATTACCTAAAAATTCTAGTATTTCTGTATCTTTCCATTTAGTAATCCAATCTACAACTTCTACATTCCATCCATACGACCTCATCATATGAGCAACTTTGTATGCACCCATAGTACGTCTGGTTATTTGCCAGCCGCTATCATTAAAAATTATTGCTGTTTTCAAAATTTTTCCTCGCTATTAGATTCCAACAAGGATACTTTCCCCAATGGTCATGTGGAGGGATTGTAAGTTCTTCACAAAGTATAACAGTATAATTGTTAAACACAATATCTTCTTTGTTGAGTTCTGGTGGTACATACTCACCAGGTATTCTATTATATGAATGTTCGATATCATTTCTACCAGACTGTTGACAATATATTCCTTTATTATTTAATGTATTATTTAATTTACTTACATATTCTTTTCTATACTGACTTGGTAAAAAATGATAAAAGCCGAAATCAATAACAGCATCAAAATCTTTAGGCCATTCCTCGTGCATAAGATCAAATACTTTAAATTTACATTTACTGTTTTTATCTTTTGCTTGTTGTATTGCTGTTTCAGATATATCTAAACCTAAAACTTCAAATCCTAATCTTTCTAAGAAAAAACTATTGCGTCCTCTTCCGCAACCTAAGTCTAATATCTTAGCACCTTTAGGCAAATATTCTACAAAATTTTTAAGTAGATTTGCAGGTGCATTGCTCCAAGGCACTAATTCTTTTTTGTATAATTGATTCCAAAAATTGTCATCAAATACTTCATCTTTATCTGTTATATTTACTGGCATGAAAAATCTTTAATCGCTTGTTCAAAAGGTTCATCATATGTCCAACTAGCGATTATTCTATATCCTTCTGTATGCTTTACAATACTATGGGGTTGATTTGTGTTAATAATAGTAGGTTTGGTAAGTTGATGTTTGAATAACTCGTCCTTTGTTTCAATATAAGTTACCCATTTATTAGACTTCCATGTTCCTTTTGTTTTACCAAATGGACTAAACATTGATTCTTTTTTTACATAGTTGTCTTTATAAAAAATCGTATCACAGCCTTCTACATTTGACAAAGGTATGTTAATTGCAGTAACTCGCCAATTATCAACATGAGCCGGCCATACGCCTTTTTCTGATTTTAGAATTTTTATGTAAGGTTTTAATTTAGGAAATTTTTTCTTTATATTTGATAGATAATCATCACCGTCTACTTTTATATAGTAATTCTCATTATCTGTATATTGTCCTAAAGCATACGGATCAGGTAATTCTAACCAATCTTCACTTAATAAATTTTGTGCTTTATTGTAAACATATAAACAATCAATAAAATCATCTAACTCGTATATATAATTTTCAGTATTCATATTTTTATATTATTCCAAAGTTTGCACACTTTATCAAATGATTCTTCAAAACAAAATTGAAATACTATTCTTTCATTGTTTGTCTTTGTAAAGTTTACATTATGATAATGTTCGCCAGTGTTTAGTATTGCTCCATGCCCTTCGTAATCAATATCACAAACAAAATTTTTATTGTCATCAAAGAAATGAGTAGATCCACAATTATCTGTTAAAGGAAAACTTACAACAGTCTGTCTAGGTATCCAAGTACCATCAAATTCGTTGTGTCTGTTTTTGTCCTTGTGTACAGTGCTACCAGACTCATTTACTTTTAACATTTGACATACACAATCTAATCCTGTTGTGTTGAAATGTTGTATTGTGCTAGGTAATTTAAAAAAACTTATCTTGTAACTAATATCAACAAATGCATTAGGGGCGTGAGCAAAACTTAATATTTTTTGCTTTGTATCCTCTGTGATTGCATATGGAACAAGTTTATAATAAGGTTCCATATTCTTCTTTTTTCTTTTCGTATTCTTCAATAAGCATTTTTGTTACAGGTCCTGAGCGTTGCGTTTCTGTTACTCCACCGCTTGAACTTGTAATAAAAACTTCATCTGCGTCTAAGAATTCTTTTTTTGAAATAGGGCGCCTAGTCAAGTCTACAATATCTTCCACTACACTCATAGTTACACCTTTGAGAACATTTTTATCAGCAGTGTATACTTTACCATCAATTACAATACCTACATTGAATCCAGGACCTTCAGTAATATTTCCATCAACGTCTACTAATACGGTTGTGTCGCTTCCTTCTGGTCTGTTACGCTGGCTCATTGTTAGTTCGATCCACGCCATATTTTTATAAGTTTGGCCGTAGTAGTCATCATTAACACGGTTAGTTTCTTCATCCAATGCAATATTAATAATTGGCTTTTTACCGATTGGGTAACTTGGTTTTATATACATAGCAAAATGTGTTTTACAATTTTCTAAGTCTCTTGGGTTACCACTAGGTGGATACCCTCTCCATGCTAAAAACCAAACAAATGCATTTTGGATAGGATTGCGTTTTGCAAGTTGTCTTGTTATTTCTAAAGGATCTGTCCATTCAGGATCAGGTAAACTTAAACCATATCTTTCTGCACTATTTTTAAATCTTTGTAAATGTCTTTCATAACAAAATGCTTTGCCATTATACACAGGCATAACATCATATGTTGCATCGCAATGTATAAATCCAAAGTCGAGTATAGTTGGTCCTATATCTCTCAACCTTTTGTATTCACCATCTTTGTATGCAATTAAATCTAAAACGTTAGTCATCAAAATGTACCTTCTGTAATTGTGGATCGTCAGGCAATTTTCGCTTGAGTTCTTTAAGACGATTAATACGCCATTCTAATAATTTAAAGTCAAGTACCCAAGGGAAAATAGCGTGAACTAAACTTCCTATACAAACTAGTAATAGGAAAAAGAATTCGTTTATAGCAAGTCTAAAATGCCACCAATAACCTGCATCAGGCCTACCTGCTTTTGTTTTTGCTTCTTGTAAATGTTTAGGATTGTACCACATAGTTTCCTTCCAACAAATTTCTGCGTCTGGTATATTCTTGTATATTTAATTTCCAGACAGTTTGCTCTGTATAGTATAGCATCATTTCGCTATGTTTGTCAAGTATTTTTTGTTTTGCTAATAGGCCCATTAGTCTATGGTTACGTGCGGCTTTACCGTTAGAATGTTCATGATAAGTATTTGTTGTAATATACAATTGATCAGTAGGACACCATTCGATAAAACGTGGAATAATTTCACGTTGTGTTATACTATTCCAGTCGCCTTTGCCCATTCCTTTGAATACATCTTTATTTGGTAGTTCACAACCTCTAAATAATATACGCCAAGCAGAGTCATCTACTTCAGGCAAAGGATGACATCCTGCTACTGCTACTATGAATCCGTCACGTATTGCACAAAAATATTCGCCATGTTCTTTGCACCAATCAAATTTCATTGCTTTTAAACTGCTGTTGTTTTCGTACTTCAGTTGTTTTGCTTTAAAGCAGAATACTTCTAAGGCAGGAATTAGATCATCAGTAATTGTTGTTATAATCATCGTACGCTAAAATTCTCGGTAACTTTGTTTACAGTCTTTTCATTTAATTGCACATTAAAAACTATCCAATAACTAGGTTGATCATGTACATTAAATAATGTATGTTCTTTAGCAGTATCAATAAAATACATGCTTCCGTCTATAAAATTAATAGGGCGTTCTTCAATTAAAAATTTACATTGATTCTTTAAAGAAACAATTAATCTAAAACTATCAAATAATGTTCCACGATAATCTCTATGAGGAGGAAAATATCCTCCTGGATTTATTTTTAAAATATGAGTTCTAAAAATATCTTCTTTCCATGGATCTACTAGTTTTTGTAAATCTGCACTTTTATGATACACATCTGTTAATACATTAAAATCCGTTTCTTCATACTTGGTATTAGATTCTGCATTATATTCATTTAAACTATCTAAATCTGGTCTACCAGATAGACCGCCATCTAAACTAGTAATACTTAAACCATAACGGTTTATATCTTTTCTTGGATTGTATTTTACATATTCAAAATTATTTTCTGTCCATTCTACGAACGCAGAAGGACGCGGAATTTTAAAATTAAGTCTACTAGCCACGCCATAACTAGCCAACATGTTATACAAAATAAAATTATCGTGCATATTAGTAATTATCTGTTATAGCATTTGGCAACTATAAAGGTGGATAAGTAGTTATATGGATATGGACAAAGAAAAAGATTACATCAAAACAATCCAACGATGCCAAAGAAATTGGGATTTATCAAAAGAAATACCACAAGAGCATATCAATCATTGGTTATGGATTGCTCAAAACGCTCCAAGCAAACAGCATGAAGCATATTATGATGTATATTTTATTCGTAAACCAGAAGTAATTAAAGAGATGTTAGATTATACTTGGGGCTTTACTGCTACACCACATCCTGGTGATCCTACATTGCCACCTTCTTGTTGGAAGAATCCGCAAATGGGTGCTAACTTTTACATGTGTTTTGTTAGCAAGTTTCCTGACACAATGCGTAACTTCAATGCTGATGGAACAGGAAGATCACCTGAACACGCTAATAGACGTGATAACTGTTTGGCTTCGATAGGAATGGCTATGGGTCTAGTTGCACGGTCTGCCGCTGAAATGGGATATGTTACTGGATTCAATAAAAATATGAGTGCGCCGCCTGATAAAGAGTATTGGTTTAAAAGGCTCAACATAGCAGAAGATATTAGTAACGGAACAAAACAATTAGAATACGGCATAGGCATTGGATATCCACAGCAAGGACGCAACCATAACGAATCAGATGAGCATGAAGTTATGATAGGACAATCAACAGGTGGATGGACTGACCAAGATTATAATGTAGTTGACATTTCTTCTGGAACAGCAAAAGACCCGCAGGGCAACGTTCATCATTTACCAAAGGAAATTACATTTCCAACATTCAGTAAAGGTAATAGAATAATTAACTGCTTTGAAGTGAAGTAGTTTTACGCTTTGGTATCTTTGAATCAGCAGAACTTACACAACTTTTGGTGATGCATGTTTTAGGTGTCTTAAACAGTTCGAATCCTGTTTCTATATTGCCTAGTGGTGCATCGTGGCATGAATAACTCCTTTTTACGCTACCGTCTGGCTCGCGTATTATTAGTCCGCTAAAACCGGCGTTACACCGCCATCCTTCGAAATTATTGAAATTAAAGGCATTAAAACGTTCTGCTTGGTCCATATACCATTTTTTGCCTTTAGAATCTTTTAATTCTACCTGCATATGCCAAGGCACACTTGCATCGTTCTTGCCTTCTACTCCATGAGGTATTTCGAATGACGCTTTAGGTCTGTCTGCCCAGACCCTTTTACTTTCTGTGTACGCCCTTTGTGGCATACCGTTCCAGAGTCTTTTGAGGTCTGCGTCTTTGTATCCATCAACCACTCTGGACGCAGTCGGATCCGACTGAGGTTTAAGGGTAACGTTGATTCCTTGTTCATGAAAGAAGAGAGCATTTTCCCAGTCTCTTTCGAAATGTTCTGGAACCATAACTTGATTGATTGTAACTTGAACATCATACTCCTGACATAAATTTAATTTATCTGCAAAATCTTGCATCTTCTCTTTTGTATTTACATGTTCAACATGTAAACTAGCAGTAATGCTGGCACGGTGGAATGGTTTTGCATATTCAACATAAGTTTCAAACCATTTCATAGGTCTGCTACAATTACTAGTCATATGAATACTTGTATAATTTGTGTTAGGTGCATCATCTGCTAAATGTTTTAGAATGTCCAAGTATCCAGGATGGAATGTAGGCTCTCCTCCTGACAAGGAGAAGTGGAAACTGTTGAAACCGTTGTCTCTGGCTTGACGTTTAATCTCATCCACTGTACGCAAGCATAACTCGGTAGGACGGTGATCTTTACGATCTGATCTTGCGTAGGGCCAGCAGTATGAACATCTGTAGTTACAGAACCTTCCGAGTAACCAGGATACAGTAAATAAATCGCGATAAAGCGAAGTGCGTTGACCCACACTAACAATGTCATCAAAAGGTATTTTTGTGAAGTCATAGTTACTCCATTTCAAATCTTCAGTCATAACGTATTATAGCACCTTTGTAATAAACTGTCAACCTATTGTAATTCCTGCATTATAGTATGTGTTTGCATATTTTAATATATCTCTTCTAGTCCAAAATTCTCTATAATCTTTCTTTTCCATCTTCCTCCAAAAATCATTAACTATTATTTGAATATTTGTATGATTGTAATTTATAGCACTTAATACTTTTTCTGCAAATTTTACATTTGAGTTTTTTGTCATATGACATATTCTACAATCTATTATCTCATCCATTGGAGGAGCCCCACTCCAAAAAGTTGGAATAATTTTTTCACCCATTTGAGGCCAGTCTTCATATAATAGATGATTTTCGTAGAGTGTTATTTCATGTAAAGTACCAGTATGGTCTATGCTGGATCCTGATGGATTGAAAGCATTGATAAAGATAGCATCTGGTCTTGTTTCACGAACCTCTTTTTGTAGTAGTTGGCTAAACTTAAGATGCCTTTTCCTATCTGCATGATGCACACGTTCAAAAAAAGGTATCAATGCTTTGTAATCTGCTCTGTATCTTTCAACACCTGGAACAGGAGGTCCTTCATCGCAATAGTTTTTGCTTTTATCTATAGCAGTGTCAAGATTGACTGCATGTAACCAATGTCGGTTTTGTATTTCTTCTGGATCATAAGGAAATCCTTCTTCATATGTAGTCCAACTATACCTGCCGTCATGAGTCCAAACAACTATTATTTTATCATATTTTTCATGATGTTCTAAAAATTGACTATATATGTACCAATTGTCACAACCTCCCAAACCATGTTCAAATACTTTATATGTATTATTCATCTTTGGTAAATGCGTATACCACGGAAATGCTGGATTATCATTACAAAATTTCTCAGCAAGATTGTCATCTAAACACTGTCTTGCTAATCTATGTGCCGGATTCCATCGGTCAACATAACTATCACCAAAGATGCCAATTTTCATAATTCTACTCCTAACAAGTCTAAATGTTGTTTGAAAGATTCTGGGTTATTAGATTTTACAAATACTAAATTTTTATCAACTTTGATATGCCTAAATGGTTCGATGTCAAATTCTAATAGTGTTTTGTCAGTATCAAGGTGCATTTGTATAATTTTAGCAAGCCTTGTATTTGAAGGTGTTGATTGATGTGATATCCTCATATCTACTAAATTAGGCCAAGTACCTAATTTTTTATTATCAATCCAGTGTAATTCTAACAAAGGCGTGCCTTTTTTAACCTCAAAAAAATCTTCAATTAAATGTTCAAGTAGAATGTCCTCAGAATTATCTGCAAAACCATTAATAAACAATGTGTCTGGTCTTATTTTTTTTACTTTTTCTACTATTAAATTTGTTAATATATTACCTTTTACTCTATCAGCCCTGCCAACAGTTGCATGAAAATCTTTCATTACACTATAAAATTCATTACTAGATTGTTTATCTATGCACTGTGCTTCGCTTGTTGCATGAATCCAACGGTCTAAGTTATTCGCACTATAATGAATATCACTTGTCAAATTATGTGATGACTTGCTTTCCTCTAACCAAAAACTTTGTCGCTGTGATTCTGTTATTAAAAATATTACGCGGTCATATTTTTCATGATTATATAAAAAATTAAGTAAACCGCAATAATTATCTGCGCCGCCAACTCCGTGTGGTGTAGCATTATAGTTGTGTAATAATTCCCACCAAGCAGGAATTGCTTTTTTATATTGTTGTAATAAATTTGTAAGTTTATCTTCATTTGTAATTTTTAGAACATCATGGAACATAAATTCGCCCCACCTATGGTCTTGTACAAAACTATCTCCAAATAATCCTAATGTTTGCATAATTTTTCCATTTCATTCCACCAAGATTCAAATTCTGGTCTTATGTCTAATATGTTTTGCTTTCTAATTTTGTCTAAGTTAGATGTAAACCTATAAAATAGTTTTTGTTCTGCTATGTTTTTCTCACCAGGAACAAATTCTTCAGGCAATACTGTCCTAGGATTTAAATGTAATGGCTTGGATACATAACTCCAACTATATCTTACAGGACGTTTTGGACTGTAATCATTATTTAATTTTTCTATAAATTTTGCACCAAGGTCATATTGATTGTAATTAGCAGGATGTATTGTGTCGGCAACAGCAACATTGCCACTTACAGTTTTTGCAAGTTTAATAATGTTCTCTTTAATTTGAGGAAGTTCATACACACCTCCTCTTACATATTGATAGCAATCATTTTCCCATGCATCTATACTACAAAGCACACGTAGTCTAGAAAATCTACCTAGCATAGTTAAAATTTTGTCATCTACAAGAGTTGTGTTTGTTATAATACGCATTTGTATATCAGGAACTTCTATTGATAAGAATTCTAAAAATTCTAATGCATCTTCTTGATATAATGGTTCACCTCCCGATATTTCTACCGCTCCTAAATTTTTAAACCATTCAATTGGAATTTGTTTAAACCATTCTGATCCGAGTGTCTCATGCCCTGCTATAGGCAATTCTAAACGTCTATCACCCTCAAGAGCCTTATTCATCTTTTGTTCATCTTTGATCCAGCCAGTTGATCTTTTGCTAGAACACATTGTACATTTTAAATTACATTTATTACTAAAGTCTATCTTTAAAAAAAACTTTTTACCATCATTAGTTAATTCATTAATTTTTGTTCTTTGACTTGTACCATGCATTTCTTGTTCAGAAATACAAATAGCACACTTGCCTTTTGGTAATGGTTCTTTTTCTAATATTTTATAAGTTTCTGGCCAATGTTTTGCAAGCACTCTAAATAGATGTTTGGGGTTGTCTAATTTCATTTGATGATCCCAAGTATCACCAACAAGACTACAACATAATTGAATAGTCCAATCCTGCCTTAACCAAATATGGTTCTTTCCTGCTTGACACCAACGTGTTGTCATATTCTAAGACCTTCGTTATTAAAACATTTTACAAGTTCTGGAAATGCTTTTACTAAATGTTCACTACGTATTTCATCTAATTTTTTGTTCCATAAAACAAAATCATCCAAATCTTTTTTATCTTGTTGTTGTTTAACTTCTTTTATCATATCTGGAAAATAATTATTATTTGGAAAACGTTTTACAAGTCTTTCTAGCATTAACAATGCATCATACTTGATTGCTTTAGGTGCATTCCTTGCTCTCAAAAAAGGCGGACCATGCAAAGTTCTGTATTCTACTAAGCCTGCTGTTTCATCTTCTAATATTTCACTTGCCCAATTAAAAAAATCTTCAACATTAAGTATATTAAATATTTGGTAAGCCGCATTTACTTGCACTTGAAAATTTTTGTAACTTTTTTTCAACTTGCATATACTCCTAATTTTAGCATCTATATCATCAAAAGAATAGTTATATCCACGCATGTAAGGAAATAATTTTCCTGTTGCGTCAACACTAATATTTAATGCTAATTGCTTTACATTCATAAGAGGAATGAGTTTTTGGGGATCTACTTTTGTTGCATTAGTATTAATAAGCACTTTTATATTTTTTAAATTTGTATATTTTTTTAACTGCTCAAAAAAATCATATATAGAATTATCTATAAATGGTTCACCGCCAGTTATCCAAATCTGTTTTAGGTTTGAAATCATATCACCAAACTGATCAAAAAAATTGTCTATGTCAATTCTTTGTTTTGACATTGAATTTTCTAACCAAGGTCTAGTTGTTTTTGTTGCTTCTGCTAATTTATTATGATCTGGTATCCATGCATTACTAAAATGTGGACCGCACATTCTACATTTAAAATTACAAATATTATTAAAGTTCATGTACAAATGGTGTATGTCATTTTTGACAATATTTGTATTGGCTTCATATATGCCTGTTTCTCCTAAATATTTTTCTTCTCTATCTAGCCATTTTAATCTTTGGCTCCACCTACCATTGTCTTCTGCATTTTTACAAGACTCGCAACCTTTTTCATCCCAAATACCATTAAGCATATTTTTTCTTAATGTTTGAAATTCTGCATTGCTATATGTATTTTTTGAAATAGAGCCCATTGTTTTCATACTCATCATACAACGAGTTATAACACCTGTTGGGTTTACAGTAAGAGTAACAAATGGCATTGGGCAATACGCTGTCTTATCCATGTAATAATACCTTTGCATGTTCAGGAAATGCTTTTCTGAAATCTTGTTTCCTACTAGTATCTAACAAATTTGTTACACGAACAAACTCCTTCTGATCAAATTCGCCTGCGTCTTTGTTTGCCATAGCATGTAACATATTATAAATTGCAAGCCACTGATTTTGACCTTCTTTACTGTACAATTTTTTGTAGTGTTCTGCCGCAAGATTAACTTGTTCTTTAGGAAACCTAGCAATAGAATATATAGCAGGATCAGTTACCGGGTTGAATATAAATTTATGATTAGGATATTCTCTTACAAACTTTTCTAGATGCCACATATTCATCCAAGATACTCCTACGTGAAAATGAACTGAATCATAGTTTGCAAAAGAAGTATAATCTTTTATAACTTGTTTTACTTTTAGCCAATCACTTTTACCTGATCTCAACCATTCATGGGCATGTCCTATACCATCAACACTTAACATAATTACTGAACGTTTAAATTTTTTAATCAATTCAATAATATTTTTATTGCCATAATTAGCCATACTTGCATTTGTTATAAGCACTATTTTTGCATCTGTATTGCCTATAGAAATTAATTCTTCAAGTAGTTGATAAGTTCCTGGCATCATTACTGGTTCGCCACCAGCAAGTTTAACTTCTTTTACATACGGCAGATGCTGTTTTAGATCTTCCCACGGCAATTCAAATTCAGCGATGCCAGTTTTTTTATCGTACGATTTTTCAACTTCATAACCTAATAACTTATGATCGTTAAGCCAACTGTTGCTACTTATAATCCCACAGAATCTACACTTATAATTACACAAGTTACTACTACGAATGTCTAATCTTTCTAATTTAAAATTACGCACACTTCCATCTGGCTGTGTAATTGCTTGTGCTTTTTCTTTGTTCATAGTACTGTGGTGTTTTAAAGAAACTAATCTAAGACTCTGTTTTCCTGCTAATTCTTTTATTTCGCAAGAACGACATTCTGGAGGTAGTTTTGAACCATTTAGTATATCTAATCTAAATTTATTAAACACAGGATGATTGGCTGTCTTCTCAATAGACTCGTCAAACTTTGTACTTACTAAATTAGTTTCACAACAAGGAAAGACATCTTGGTTTGCTCTTACGAATAAGTGATTCCAAGGCAATGGACAAAATACATTAGACATAATTATTTTCTTTCAGCCAAGGAATTATTACTTTTTCAACCCAAAGATTGTTTTGCTCTGGTCCTGGATGTTTAGGGTTAGCCAATTTAAGATTTGCATAGTTCTCCTTAACCCATTCCCATTGACCTTGCTTTGTTGGCCATTTACTATAATCAATACTGTCTACAAGCATACGAATATATGGATCATCATTATCATGAAAACCTTCATAGTCCCAACCGTCCATGTAAGGACACATGAAATATTTTACATCTTTCATTTGTAAATAATTTTGTAAATGATTAATATATTCATAAGTTTCTAAAACGCTTTGATAGTAACTAAAAACATGTTGATAATACCACATTACTTTCCTTGAAGAATTTGTAGCACAAAAAATTTCCCAAGCACCTCTGCCTCCTTCTTCAGGCCAATAATAAGGATTTACATCATCCTTTCCTATGCGTTCTATTTTTTCATCATGTATATTATGCCTATTTGCACCACTCCACATAACTCCAACTAAAATATCATCTTTATCTATACCTTGTGCTAACAGTTTTCCTACTTGATAGATAATCCTTCTATGAATCATAGCATTTCCGCTACTGCCTTCAGCATCGTTAATTAAGGTATAATTTATTTTGCCTAATTGTTCTACTAAACGATATGGCCAGCAACGCTCATACGCTGTAAAACTACATCCACTAGTAACTAGATACTTCAAGATCAAACTCCGGTAATATTTTAAATAAGTTCTCGTTGCGTGACTTATCTAATGTATTTGTATATTTGAAAAATTCTGGAAGTTTTTTGCTCCAGTCTTCTGCATACATATAATCAATCAATCCTTGCATCTTAGGTATATCAAGATGTTCTTGTAAAAATTCTTTTGCTTGATCTTTAAGATGTTTAGGTAACACTCTTACATTTAGGTATTCAGGATGATTAAGTATGTTTAAATATATTTTATGCCCATAAGGTTTTGCCCACTTAACTAGTTCGTGTAACCGAAGTATGTTATACATTTGTACTGTACAATGTATTTCAATATTTACATTAGGTAATTGTCTGACAGTTTCAAAATTCTTAACAATAACTTCCCATTTGCTCGGATGTCTAATATAACGATCTAATTCTCCTACTGCGTCTATTGAACAATTAAGTTGCACACGCTTGAAGTGTGTCCATCTATCTAACAACCAAGGAGGAACTTTTACTAAGTTTGTATTATATTTTAATCGTATATTTTTAGAAGTACCGTTTTCTATAAAATAGTCTAACAACTTTTGCTGTTTTTTTATAACTGTAGGTTCGCCACCTGTCAAATATATTTCTTCAACAGTGTGTGCAATACTGAATAAATTTTCCCAAGTTTTTTCTTCTTCAGGCCAATCCATTCTACTAAGACGTTTGTATTCACTTTCACTAAGTGCATTGTCAACACTTGCCCATTCTTTTACCCACATGTTTGAAGCATAAGGATTACACATTCTACATTTAAGGTTACATAAATTGCTTAATCTTAGGTCCACATACTTGATATCAAATGGTGCGTCCATTGTATATTCTTTGTCTTGCATCCATTTGTCATTCCATGCTTGCCTAGCACTCTTAATACCTACATCTTCTTCACGGAAACAACGTGTACACATTTCAGGACGTTCGCCATTCAATAATTGTTTTCTAATAACTTTATAAACTTCACTTTCCCATGCTTCTTGCATATTGTCTCTGTGCAATTTATAAGGAGTACCATCTTCTTTTGTAATAAAATTTTTGCCTGGTGTACTATTACAACACACACGCAGATTACCACTTGCGTTTGTAGCAAGGTGCATCCAAGGCAAAATACAAAAGGTTTTATTATTCATTCGCAGGTTTCCTTAATACAAGATTAGTTGCAGGTTTTTTAGGTTTTTGATGTACCTTGGCTGGAAAACCATCTCTTATTACAGTACTAACATTTTCCGTTAAAGGTAAACCTTTACCAATACAAATGACTAATTTTGGATGGAAGTCTACCTTGGGTAATCTAGCAGGATGAAACATTAATTTTTTAACATCTTCTTCAGACAAAAAATCTCTTACACGTTGATTGAATTCAGGCCAATTTTTGTTTATGCCTTCTTGACAAGCAACTTGTGAAACATCGTATCCTAAGTGTAGTGCTTCGCTTAATAACACTCCTCCATGAAATCCAAGATTTATAATTGCTTCATGTTCAGAAACATGAGACATCCTTCCACCTTTTCCAACAAGTCCTTGCTGATGATATACTCCTAGAAATACATAAGGTGATGAAGCAACAGCATACATATGTTCAGATTTATCTTTCATATGAAAAACTTTTTCATACAAGAATGTTTTAAAATCCTGCTCTTCAGGACCTAATCTTAACCAAAAATGACTTAGCAATCCTTGTTGAATAGGAATATATTCAAATAGGTCTGTTAAGTATTCCATATCTTCTAAATCAATTTCTTTATCTGTAAACTGTTTTACAGTATAGCGTGATTTCCATGTTTCAATATTCCTCATCTTATAGGTTTCCCTTCTTGTTTCCAATCTTCTAATTTTTTATTTAAAAAGTGTAATTGTTTTTCATCCCAACGTACATTATATCCTAATGCATTTGCAACTCTTGAAAGTTTTTTTCTCCTACGTACACGCTCTTCAAAATCTAGTCCTTCTACTGTTTTAGATACCCAAGTGTCTTTACCTTCAAAATCGTCAGTCATTGATGCTAATGGACTATCGTCTAACACACCCAACGTTTGTCCTAAATTAATATCTCTGATACAACCATAGTCTCCTGGATCTAATCCATTCCTTGTATACTTAGAACTATTTCTATCTGCATAGTATTTTAAAAATTTTATGTTTTCATCAAACATTTCTAATGTTTCAGTTGGATAACCTACAATGAACATTGCTGTAACGCCTATACCATTTTTAATAAGTTGATCAATGCTAAAATACATGTCCTCATTACTAAATTGCTTGTCCATATGATTGCGAACATCTTCGCTTGCACTTTCAATACCAATACTAGCCCAAGTCATTCCTGCCTTAGCCATTAATTCATAATCCGAAGCAGGACTTTGTCTTTCACTACGTATAATAAATTGTCCGCCCCATTTAATCCTATCTTTAATTTTAGGATGTTTTTCATGGTAGTCTGCTAATACGACACATAGGTCTCTAAACGCTTTCATACTACCATTTATTAGACTATCTGAAAAGAAGTATGTTTTTGAATTATATTCTTTTTTATTTCTAATCATTTCCTTTGCAATATTTTCACCGCTTCTAAATCTAAACTTTTTCCAAAATGCTCCTATATCACAAAAACTACAACGCCTTACACACCCACGTGACCCAGTTAGGGTAATTTTAGTTATATCGCCGTAATCTTCTTGGTAGTCACTGTAATCAGGAAAGGGAATATCATCTATTTTGTCAATCTGTTTATATTGTGTACTATTAATACCTGGATAGGATGTATCTCCTTTTAATAATGCAACAAGAGCGTTTTCTCCTTCTCCGTCAATAAAGTAATCAGCATATCCTTCTTCAATTAACCTAGTACCGAATGTTTTTTTACCTCCCATACTAATGCCAAGTCCTGTGCCTCCCAATATAATTTTAGCGTCAGGCATAACTTCACGTACTACTTTGCAAAGTATATGAGATGATTTTTGACTGTTTTGACTGAACACACTTATTCCAACCCATTCTGCTTGCGTGGGAGCAATACGCTCTACTACATAATCTCTGTAATAGTCAACAATCATATCATAAATTTCTTTATCTTTCTTTACTGTGTGCATGCCAGCATGCCAATCAGCAAGTAAATAACTGTTTACTTGTTTGTTTTCCTCTTTGCCAAAATACTCTTCACTATCTCGTACTAAGTCGAAACATCTTGTTTTGAAGCCATGCGGATTTAATGCGCCTTTCAAATAATAGATTGCAGGCGCAGGCACATTTGTCTCCATAACTGGTGTACTTACTAAAGCAATATCGTATTTTGTCATACCAACTTTTCATAACTCCTGCAAATAGTCTTTGCTATTCCTTCATCAAAGTGGCCGTGTATAATCATGTGTAGTCTTGGTTCTACACCATCATTGACTACAGTATGCAGTTGAGATATATCAATACCTCTAACTTCGCCGACTTTCCAAGGAATTATTCCGTGTCCATCTAAGACAAATTTATGTCCTACAGGATTATTTATTGCCACGTTCCAAGCATGAAGTTTTCTCACATCAACATCTCTGTGAGGATTGATGTAACCTCCAGGATCAAGTAACATGAAACGCACTCTTTGATATTTTTTGAATCCTAAATTTTGTAACCACTGTTTTGTAATTGGACATAGGTCTGCAAGTTCAGTCCAATCATACTCTGGCATATTGTCTTGTTCAAAATAATTTTCTCTCGGTGAAGTATGATGTACTGCTGTGCCATGGATCGCCATACTGGACCAGCCCGGACTGCTACTACCTCTATGTTTTACAAATCGATGCTTTTGCGCCATTGCTTCTTTATACATTTCTTCGTGTGGAATTTCAATATCTAAAGGAAAAGATGGCAACATGCTATGACTTATAATCCAATCACAGAACTTAGCATCATTTTTTCCATCTCTAAACTCTTCTGGAATAGGTGGAATATGTTCATTGTGTATTATATTTGCATTACGTCTAATTATTTCTCTAATTTCTTCCATTAATTTCTCCTCCATGGAAATACTATATTACTTACAATATCTCTTTCTCGAAAATACCCATAAATAGGATGGTCACTTTCAGTAGGGCTTCTACCATGTATAAGTAAATTTTCTTTGTTCATAACATTTGTTGTAATATAACTATGTAAATTTTTTAATATATCTATTCTTTGTTGTGTATTAAATAAAGTTGCAGAAGGTGCATAGTGCATAATATTACTAATATTTAACAATGTAACATGGTTGCCCATTAAATGATTTTTAAAATTATACCATGTATGATGATTGAAAATATCTATTTGCTTAGTAGTAATTGAATTTTTACCTCTGGTTCTCCACCAATCAACCCATTCATCTCCAAAACTTTTAAGTAAAGCATCTGCATTTTCTAGATGTACATCTTTCGCTTTATATACTGATTCTAACGCACGGTGAGTTACAACTCTTGTGTTTATAAAATCTTTAAAATTAGTTCCGTCCCATTCTTCTGTCATTAGTTCGATCATATGTAAAGACATAATGTTTATATCATATGCAAGTGTTTTTTCTGCCCGTGCATAAAAAGGAAGCAAGAAAGTACTTAACCCACTTGCAGGAGTAGCGACACATTTTATATCATGATGATCTAAAATACGAGAATATTTCTCATACTGGATTTCTTCAGTATTAGCGACATATACTCTATTTGTATTCATTTCGCTAAAAATTACTGCTTTATTTTTTACACACTCTTCTTTTACTGTAGGATAAAGAAACTTTTTAGCATTGCGTATATGTTCTGGCCAAACTTGCATTTCACTGTCAGTTTCAAATATTGCATCTAGAATGTTCCAACCTTTGCCTTGTCCTCTGACTTTAGAACGTTTTTTCTCACCGATCTTTACCCAATGAGGTGTATATCCATCATGGAAGTGACTAACGCTCCTTTCAAATACAGGTGCATTCCATTTAATTTTAGGATTTTCTTCCTCAATCCTTCTTATATTGTTTTCCATTGCCCACTCGACATCTATTACAAAAAACTGTGGGTGTATATAAAACGATCCGTTTGCATGTTGTAAAATATGTCCGAAAAATTTACTATCCGGATATGATCTAATAAAAGCAACAATATCTTTCATAGGACCGTCACACCAATCTATAACAGTACCTAACTCCACATACAACAAATGTTTACAGCCTTGTCTTTGTGCTATATGCAAAGCATCTAAATAAGATGTCGTTGTAATTACTTTTTGTTCTAATTGTCTTAAATCAAGTGTATTAAATTCCGCAATATTTTTTGAGACCATTTCAATAAAAGGATCTTTATATCTGGTATCATGACTATCAACATATGCAACCATAATTCCATTATTTCTTACTAGTCTTTCTGCCTGTGCTTTTTGACTTATCATATTATTTCCTTTGCTAATTCTGGAAGTAATTCTTTCCAATCTTTTACTACTTTTTGTTTGTGATCTAATCTATCACTAAATTCAATAAATGCTGGAATCTCTTTAGTCAAAGAACCTCCATTAAGTGCGGCAATATTATCCTTGCCGTGTTTGATCGCATTTTGTTTTCTTTCTTCGGTCCAATTTGAATGTGTTTTGTTTTCAATAGTGTCTACATAATCTTCAAGTTTTTTTGTCAACGGTTGTTTTACACTATCAGGTATCAATCTCATATCTAAAAACGTTGGATAGTTTACTCTATGTGCATGAATATCTATGTTGAGATCTTCTGTAAATTGATCAAAAATTTCAGGCATACTAAAAATATTGTATACTTGGAATGTACAAGCGCCTGCTATTTTAACTACCTTAGGATGATCAACAACTTTTAAAATATTCTTTTTTACAATTTCATAATCACCTAGTTGCCTAATATAATTGTAAACATCGTCAACACCATCAATACTAATCATCACCTCCACGCCTTTGAAGTGATTCCATAACTCCATAACATCATCTTTTTTATAGTTTAGTTTTGTAAGATTAGTACTATACTTTAATTCTATATTACTTCCATATTTTTTAAGAATATTTAAAATACGATAATGTATAGGATCAATCAAAGGTTCTCCTCCAGCAAATTCTATACGCTCAAAGTGCGGAGCAAGTTCTTCAAACTCTTTCCAAAATTCATCATTCTTTTCCCAGCCACTTATGTAAGGCTTTCTTGTCAGTCCAAATTCACGAACTTTTCTAAAAGTACTTCCGTTGGCTTTTTCCATTAAGTGTTCAATTGTTTCCCAGTCTTTACTCCAACTTGTACTATCAAGTGGATGACACATGCGACATTTTAAATTACAAAAATTACTAAGTTTAGATTCTAGCACAGGAATTTCAAAAGGCATTGTGTAATCATCAGACATATTATCTAACCGAGACAAATATTTTTTGGTTCTAGTTTTGTTATAACGCTGTCGCATACTTCTTACACCAATATCTTCCTGTCGCCAACAAGCATCACATTCTTTTGGTCTTTCTCCATCAAGCATCATACGTCTTACTTCTTTATATTTGTCGCTGTTCCATAATTCTTTCATTGTGGTTTCATTTATATTACCTACAGGCCAACTGCGACAGCATAGTTTCATATCGCCATCGGTTTTTGTTGCCATATGTATGAAAGGCAACAAGCAAAACGTATCACTTTTTAATGCTTTATCTTTATTGCTCATGTTTTCCTACAAAATTATTTGGTTTTCTATCTCTATCAACTGATAGTTGTGTGTTCACTCTAGTTCCATCTTCTAAATAAAAATATTCTTTAGGATGTCTTTCTTTATATCCAACACAAACTGCCATTACTGGAATAAGATGATTTTTGTCCGGTATGTTTCTATGTTTTCTAATAAGTTTGTTGAATTTTTTAACTTTTACAAATCCTGCTTGACATCCCATTGTTGCAACATCAAGTTCTAATTCTAATGCAGTTGCTAATAAAACACCAGTGTGCAATCCTATATCATTATGTGAGGGCATACCACTTCTATGTAATCCTACAAGCACGTAGGGAGCAGTCAGTATACTTCCAAAATGAAGAATGTCATCGTCAACATGATTGCGATCAAAACCTTTTTTAGATAAGAAAACGTGATAAAATAAAAAATCTCTCATTTCTTTTTCATCTTTGGAAAAGCAACACCAATAATGATCTACAATACTTTGTTGAGAAGGAATATGTGGTATAACATCACAAAGTTTTTTAATTTTTTCTTCTTCAACATCAGCATCCGAAAACCATCTTTCGGTACGTCTATTTTTCCATCTTTGACTAAGTTCCATTGTTTATCCTTAAATATTTTGCTGACTCTACATCTTTTGCTTTAGAAGTATTTAAGTCGGCGGCACAAGCACACCATTGTTTTTTGCAAATAATTGGTTCAGTCGGAATATCAAAATCATCATATATATTACCTAAATACTTTACTCTACATGTTGCATTGAAAACATCGCCGTTATCTCTAATAAACAAACTTTCTTGACCGCTCCAACATAACCAATCAATGTATTCATTTTCTTTTCTTACTAATATATCGTTAACATTTTCTTCAACCTTTGTCAACCCTTCTTCTCGCTCTTGTATAGTTGCAACATTGACAAAACTTCCTGCTTTGTTTTGATTTTTTAAAGTATTATACACCGGCATTCTCCAAAAATTCTATTTCATCTTCCGAATAATAGTCTTTGTCTCCTCCATAATAAGGAGATCCGTTTTTAAATAATTGTGTTACAATACCATCATAAAATGGTCTAGATATAGGGCCTTCGATTAGTTGACCTTTTTCGTTAAATTTACTATCAGGATGTTGCTTCATCCTTGCAGGACGTATTCTACGCATAACAACAGGAACATCATTTTCTTTTAGATACTCTATTGCTTCTTTTGCTTCGTCAAATGTTGTAGGCAACATCATCATGTGGACATGTACGTGTATATACCTGTCTTGTTCTAGTGCTAGTTTCTTTAAGGCTACAATGTTTTCAGGAATAACTTCTCTCTTGTGATACTCCATATGATAACTAACAATAAAACTTGCTAGTTTTGGAAGTATTCTTTTGTAAAATTCTAGTGTTCTACTGCCATTAGTTGTTAATCCAACATCAATACCTTTACTATACATGTAATCTAATATTTTTTCAAAGTTAGGATTAACAGTAGGTTCTCCACCTGTTAAATTTATTTTAAATCTTCTACCAGGTAATTTACTAACAATTTTATCAATAGTTCGTTGTGCAACTTCAAAACTCATGTGTTTACTTTTATGGTCATGGGTAAATTCATCACAATAACTACAATTAAAGTTACAACGTTTGCCCATATTCCATTCGATCTTTACAACCTTGGCTTGGTTTGGACTTGCATGTTCAACTGCTACTGTTTGCATGTACCCACCTTATTAATTTTGGATTGATATTTTCGTAACTTATTTTTGACGACTTTTCCCAAAAATTTATAATCCTTCCTAGTTTATCAATTTCATCTACTTGTTCTTCAGACAATTTAGCAATAACTTCATTAATATTAAGTTTACGCTTATAATTAGGCCAATTGTCTAATAGTGCATTTAATCTGTTTAATATCTCCTGTCGTTCATGTAAAGGAAGCACATTAATACTCAAACCTTTTTGACTTATAACAGGACGTACAAGTATTGTAGGAAACTCATTTTCATTAATATAATTGTCTTTAATCCATTGAAGCGTGTCTGGTAAATTATGCACATTCAAAGAACTTACAGTAATATCAAAACTAGTTATATCAAAATATTTTTGGTATTGATCGATTACTTGTACTTTTTCATCCCATTTAGTTCCTTGACGTACATATTCGTCTACTGTTCCTAATCCATCAATGCTAACACGGATTCCTAATTTTGCTCCTTTTAATTTTTTCAAATATTTTTCAGGTAGTAGGCGTGTTGCATTTGTATTAATTTCTATAAATGCTTGCGGACACTTGTTGTATAATTCTACCAAGTAATCTTCAAATCCTCTAATATAAAAAGGTTCGCCGCCAGCAAGATATATCCTTTTGACATCATCATCAATACTACAAAAAATATTATCCCATGCTTTAGGATCTTCAGCCCAATTAAGTTTTTTAGGATCATATCTATTCATTGTAATGTTTATTGCATTTTCAGTTTCTTTGTTTACAGTTCTAGCGTAATCTTCAAATATTTTATGCCATTTATTACTATCACTAGGATAACACATAACGCAAGTAAGATTGCAAGTTGATCCTAATCTCAAATCTAAAGCCCTAATTTTAGTGTCAGGGTAAGGTTTAATATAAATTGATTGATCCATACCCTCCGGTAAAGTTTTAACAGGTCCATGATCTCTGAAACGCACACCCTTCAAACTTCTTATTCTAAAACTATTGTTTTGACCTTTTGCTTCTGCACTATAACACGGTTCACATCCAAATGGCATAATACCTTCAGCCATTTGTTTTCTAGTTTCAATAAACTCAGGAGTGTTAAACATATCAATAAGTGGCATATCTTTTATATTGTAAGGTAGGCGTGTTTTTCTGTTTTTGCAACATGAAAAAATCATACCGTCGTTATCAATATAAGGCTGGTTGTTCAAATATACACAATAATTATAAGGTGAAAATTTAGGATTAGTCATTACATGTATCCTTTTAGTTGTGGCACAACATCTAAACATTGAATACCGCCACGCATTTTGTCTAGTTCATTAGTAAAGCGAACAAACAAGTCCCATTGCTTATTATTGTAAGACGACCTAGTTAATGCTGTACGAATTGTTTGCAGACTTTTATAGTTTTTTTCATCTATAATTTCTATTGCTTTTTGTTTTAATTCATCTGGCATAATATTAATATTCAAATAAGGTGGGCTAGAAACTAAACAATCAAATTTAAATGTGTCAGGATCTCTATGCCATTTTTTACTAGCATTAACAGTATCTCTAAACCATTCAAGTAAATTGTTCAAATCAAAAATATTGTATATCTGTATTGCACTGTTGAAACTACCACGCAAATTTTCAAATTGATCAAACCAATGAATATTTTCTTTTAAACTTTCTAATGATTGTACATCTCCTCCACGGATATATTCGTAAAGTTTTCCTGTACCTTCTACACTAATAATTAATTTTACTCTTTTAAATTTAGGCCACAAGTCTTTCAAGCGTTCTGGTGTTTTTGTTCCATTGGTTGTATATGCAATAGTAATTTTAGGAGCGTATCCCCATTCAACAAGATATTCTAAAAAGTCATACATACCATCTTGCATCATAGGCTCGCCACCTTTAAAGTCAATACGTTCTAAATATTGAAACATATCTTTTTTATCTTCCCAGTAACTTGCTGGGATAATAGTAGGACGTCTTGGTCCTCTACTGCGTTGGAAATCTCTATCAATAGCAATTAATTTCTCTTCTTCTTTGAACCATGCTGTACTTCCCCAACTACCACACATACGACATTTTAGATTGCAAGTATTACCAAAGTTTAAATCCATATGACGTAACTGCATAGGCGGATTTAATTTGTATTCATTTGGCCATTCTTCTATTTTATCATCGTACCATGTTCTACGGCTGTGTCCTAAACTTGCTTCACGCTTCCAACATTGTCTACATTCTTTAGGCCTTTCACCATTTATAAATTTTTGCCTTAACGTATCCATGTCTTTCCATGCACTGTCTAAAGTATCACCATTATGTATACTCCAGTCACCACCTTCGTAGACACAACACGGCTTTATGCCGCCGTTTGCCGCTAAGGTAATAGTCATCCATGGTACTTTACATGTTGGCATAATCTTTTATATCCCATCCCCTTACTTTTGTTAACCAGTCATGTACTTCTACATGCCTTTCACTTTCTTTGCTTTCTAATTTTTGATCATAGCACTTTTGTAAGAACGCAATTAAGTTTTTTATACGGGGTTTATAAATTGCACTATCACTTGCGCCTGCATCTCTAGGATCATCATACATCATTTCTAATTGGCTTATGCCATTTTTTATACGCTCCTTTGAAGCAAACGCAGGTCCTATATGCTTTGGTGCTGTAACTACTTGTGTAAAATGCAGAGGCACACGCCTATCATATTTTTCTGACATATCTGCCGCCCAATTATAAAATGTTTCAAAATGATCTACATTATACATCATAGTTGTATAATTCAAAGTGGGACAATGGCGCAGATGTGACAAACATCTTTTATAATTTTCTACAGCCATGTCCCACTTACTAGACCTAATCCATTCGTATACTTTTTCAGTGCCGTCATAACTTATATCAACATTTAATCTGTTAATATTATTAAGCATGTCAATAGTTTTTTTACTAAAGTGTATACCGTTGGTATTAGTGCTAATCTTTACATTCGGATTACGTTTTAAAACTGCTTGTACAAAGTAATCGAATCTTTTATCGTATAAAGGTTCTCCCCCTTTAATTTCTATCATTCTAGTCTCATATGATACAAGACTTGCAATTTGATCTAATTGTTCATAATTTAAACTCCAATTTTTTAAAGCCATAATATCAAAATTTCTTGCAAATTTTTTACGACTATCGTTTGATTCATTTAATTCTAAGTCATACTTCAACCATTTGCTACTAAAATTACTATTACACATAATACACTGCTGACTACAAGTATTACCAAAACTTATATCCATGTGTATGTAAGTGTCTTTGTTTTTTAACGACCATTGTTCATCTGCGAAAGGAAACCAATTTAACATCTTATCTTTACGAGATATCAAACCTTTACGTGATTTTTGATCACAGCCTGTGCATTCTGGTATCCATTCATCGGTATACTCTATAGCACGTTTATCTTTTAATTCTTTATTATTCCTGACATAATCAACTATGTTATCTATTTCAGTTATGTGTTTGAAATCACCACTAGCACAACATGGATTGACTGCTCCATATGCTGTAATTGCTAATCCATGCTGAACAGCACTACAAATTGGCTTAGCCATTGAATATGTCCTTCATTTCTGGGAATGTTTCAGCAAAAGTTATTCCACGCTGTTTGTCGCATAAGTCAAGGAACTCTTTCATTTCCGGCAAACGCCTACTCCAGTCTTCGCTTTCCATAAATTTTAGCATACCTTCTAGTCTACTAATACCATAACTTGCATCACGCCATTTTTGATACGGTACTTTGCCTTTATGCCAACTAGGAACACCTAGTTCCCAATTTTCTTCCCACCAAGGGTAAAATTCTTCGTACTTTTTACGACACTCTTCTTTGAACCATTTAGGCAAAATTTTAACATTCAAATGCGGAGGGTGATAAACAAAATGATAGTTAATAGCGCCTGCACCAAAAGGCCACATATTAATTTTTTTGAATCCTTGTGTAAGTTTCCACTTTATAAAGTCAGGAATATAATATATGTTTAGTGCTTGAACTGCACAAGCAACTGTTACTTCTACATTATTACTTGTTTCATTATCTAGTATGTGAAAAACTTCTTCTTGACGTTTCCAAGTACTAGGATAACGTATGTAATCATTCATTTCTTTAATACTATCTATTGAATAATGAAAACGTACTAATTTAAATTCTTTCCATAAGTCAAACAAATCATCACGCCATTCAACACCATTTGAATTATAACGTAGTTCTAAATCTTTTGCATAGCCCATTTTGATAGCATGTTCAAGTATTTCGTAGTGTTCTTCAATAATAAGACTTTCGCCGCCTGCAAAATAAATTTGTTGCATACTAGGCATCTGCTCATAAAACTGTTTCCAAAATGTAGGATTTTGTTTGTGCCAATTATAACTACTACCGTTATAACTGCCTTTGTCTTTCCATTGCATAGTTTCTTTTAGAGATTCATTTTTTACATCCGGAAAAATCTTTTTGTAGTCTTTAATCCAACCACTTGAATCGTGCGGACTACACATTACACACGCTAATTGACATTTTGTACCGAAACGTAAATCAATATAAGCAAGTTGTGGAGGCACTGATCCGTCTTCTCCTGTATTAGCAATTACTTTATCAACATCAACACGCTCAGACCAATATGCTGTTTCCCACATACGTTTTGAATTATGTCCTGCGGCTTCTTCTTTATAACACTTAATACAACTAGGTGGCATTTCACCATTCAGCATTTGTTTTCGTACATTCTTCATATATGTACTATTCCATGCTGTTTCAAAATCACTTACATTTAAATTGTTAGGTCTTCCTTGTTCATCTTTTAGGATTCCTACTTGCCCACCATGCTCTTTGTCATTAGTAGGTCCTACTGAACTTGCATTTGCAGTACAGCAAACTCGCATACTTCCATCTGGTCTTGTGCTTAAATGCACCCAGGGAAGAAGGCAGAAGGTATCGGATGGGTATTTAATGTTTGTCATACTATTACTTATTCGTGGATTTTACCAATTTCCTTGACTTCTGGCTGTTATATGTTACAATTAACTATAGTTTTAATTATTTATATGGATAAATTTATGAAAAAAATTGTACCTTTAATACTATCAACAGTACTACTTACTGGGTGTATGACCGCTCATAGCGGTTCTTTAGATGCCAAAAATCCAATAAATTTTCCGGATGATTTGCTTGTAGATCAAATTAAAGGCAAACAATGTGTAGTAGCAAAAACAGAAGGTTTGCCTCCGAAAGACCTTGCTAAAATTAATGCTAACAAGTTATTCGAAAATGACACTAGTTTAACTGTTAATCATGATGGATTATCAGATAGATGGTCAGAACTATTAAGACAAACTTATAAAGCCGAGGCAACAAATAATAAACGTCTAGCACAAGATGTCGTTGCTACCCTTGTTTATATTGCAAAAGCAGAAGCACTTTTATCTACTAGAAAGTTTGGTAATAGTGGATGTTGGGGGGATGGAGATAAAAATGCTACGTGTCATAATCATACTCCGCAACACACAAGTTTTACATTTATGGCTATGATGTATAGTGCTATAATTTTGAAAGAACATATGACTGAAAACGATCAACAAATACTTTCAAAATACTTTAAGAAAGCATACAATAAATTTGTAAAAGCATATGCTTCAGCATCATTACACGACAATGGTTTTTACGAATGGGGTGATGGTGGAATGGGTGTTCTTGCATATGCTCATTGGACAAATGATAAAAATTTAGCATATAAGGAAATTAAAATACGTAGAAATAGTATGCTTAAAACAATTACCAAAGACGGATACATTAATAACAATAGTTTTAGAGGTAACAGGGGTTATTGGTATCATACATTAGGTGCAAATAGTATGTTTGGATATGCTATCATGGCTAGATCATTTGGTGTAGATTTGTTTAAAGATGAATATTTAGGTCCGAAACTAAAATTAGTTGCACTTAGAACTTTAGAAGGCAATCAAGATTATTCAACTTTTAAAAATCTTAAAAGTAGAGGTAACAATGCAAGTCTAGACTCTGAGGATGCTAGACCACATATGCATCAAATGGCTGTGTCGTTACATAGTATAATGGCATCTGAATTTGGTATGGCTGTAAATCCTCGTCCTGATTACAAAAGAAAAGTAAAATACGAAAGTATTGATAAATTTATTGGATTTAATGCAGATTGTTATTATAGCAGTAAATAATTACTTGAACTGCTCTGCATAAGGATCAAACTCGCTTCCACACTTTTGAGCACAAACTCCAAGTTTACCATCTGCAATACTAGACTTGTTCCAACTTGATGAAATACTATGTATTAGCCTACCATTGACTACTGTTTTAAGATCATTGTCAATTAGACTGATGCCTTTTTTTCCACCAGCACTATCTATATGATCCCATATTTGTTCTACTTTAGGATCTTCATGCCACCATTTGTACATACGTCCAGCGGTCCAACAACAAGGCATTAACAATCCTTCGGCTGTAACAAAAATACTTCCTTGTTTAGCAACCTTACAAGTTATGTTGCATTTGTCTAAATATTCTTTCATACTTCCGTATGATTTTTCTATTTCTTTTTGTTTTAGTAATGCTAAATTCTTATTCTTTTCTTCTTTAGGCGGAGCCAATTTTTGTGTTTCTGCACCTTTTCGATTTACTGCTTGGTGTTCATACTTTGGTTTAATATCACTTGTAATGAATCTACCTGATTTTTTCTTAATAAATTTTTCACAACCCCATTGATTTGCAAGTGCTTCTGCTTCTTCTACTTGATGTTCGTTGTGTTGAAATATTAAAAAGTCCCAACGGGCTCTGCCGCCAGCATCAATAAATGCTTGCATATTACGTTCTACATTATCCCATACAACGTTTTGCCTATACAAATGATTAGTGTCACGCAATCCGTCTACACTAAAAATTACAGCACCTCTGCGTCCTATTACTTCTGCAAGTTTTGCCCACCAGTAAATATCTTTTGCACCTGCATTTGTATTCATACTTAACCACATATTAGCATTGTGTTCTCTAAAGTATTGAAATATTTCTAATGTATCTTTTGCAACAATAGGATCTCCTAGGTTGCCGCACATATACATAACATTTAACTGCTGAATAAACTCCGGTTTGAACATTTGTTTTGCATCTTCTAAACTTAGTTCAGCATTTGTAATATGAGGATTATCAGCACCACCGTTCATATTACGATCACACATAGGACATGCCGCTTGGCACCTTTGTGTAACTTCTAAATGCACTTCCTTAATATTTTCGTATCTATACATCGTATACTAATTTTACATCTTTCCCTGGGCCTACTTGGCTTGGAAGTCCTCCATATGTATTTACATACCACTCAATCACAGCCACATACCAATTTTGGCTATTGTGATGTGCTTGCTTGTTGAACTTATAAATGTTATTATTAGTTGCTTCCATAGTACTTAAGGCTCTAGCACTTTCAGTTTGTAATTCTCTAAGTGTTAATTTACTTACGTCCAATTTTCATATACCTCGTGTATTGACCTAAGTCAAGTTCACCTTCATATAAAACTTTTTGCATAGGTGCACTTGTACTAAACTCTTGTAAACTATTAGAACAATTTACATGTTCTTCAATGCTAAAATAGTTGTTGCTTTGTAATATTATTAATCTGCCTTCTGGTAATAAATCATACCATTTAGAAAAATTATCAATATGTTCACAACTTGTGTTGATAATAGTGTGTGGCATTTCTGTCAAAGGAGCAGTTGTGCCGTCAAGCCTTTCAGTTGTATAACTGTGTTCAATATAATTTATATCCATTATATCTTGTGTTGTTGCTTTAAATTTCCATGCATCACTAACTAAATCTGAATTGAATACTTCTGCTATTTTCCATGCCTCAGGATCGATATCAAAACTTCTTATTTTTTCAAAATCTATTTTGGCTTCCTGCAACATAGGCACAACACTACTATACCAGCCTGCACATAAAAATACAGTTCCTAAATCAGGACAAACTTTTTTAACTTCTTCAACTAACCATTTTTTACTTTTTAATTGTCCACGACTCATAACATCTTTATCATAATTAATGTTTTGCTTATCAAGTATTTCTAATGGTTTAACATATAAACTACCTGTATGTTTTTCCAACACACGCCATAAAGCATGCCTGTTATTATCCATAGTAAGATTAACTTCGTCAGTGACACTAGGCTCTAATCTTTTTATACTCCAAATATTTTTAAATAGTCCTGCTTTCTTAATATCTTCTACTAAAGTGTCTTTGTCTTCTATTAATCTAAACAGACTCATTTCATTAGATTCAACTAATGCTTTCCTTAAATCTTCTGTAGTATCACTATTATCTATAAGCCTAAATAGACTATGAACATTTTTTTCTGTAACTGCTTTACGTAAATCTTCGTATTCATCACCTAATACTCTAAATAACGCATGGAAGTTTTTTTCTAATGTTGCTTTACGTAAATCTTCATATTCATTACCTAACACCCTAAACAATCCGTGTAAATTTTTATCTAACATTGCTGAACGCATGTTATCATGATTTGGTCCTAGTACTCTAAACAGACTGTAGATATTTTTATCAAATATTGCTTTGCGTAAATCTTCATAGTCAGGACCTAACATATCAAATAGATGTGCTATATTTTCTTGTACTACAACTTGTCTTAGATCTTCATGTTTGTCTCCAAGCAATCTAAACAGGCTATGTAAATTTTCTTCAACTACTGTTTTACGTAAATCTTCATGTTCATCACCAACCAGTCTAAATAAACTATGGACATTATCTTCAGTAACAACTTTGCGTAGTTCGTCATGATCTTCACCAAGTAGTCTAAACAAACTATGAACATTTTTTTCAATATACATTTTCCGTATATCTTCAATATCTTCAATACCTTTATCTTCTAGGTATCTAAATAAACTATGATAGTTTCTTTCTTCTACAAATTTACGTAAATCTTCATTACCAATTATACGTAATATATCTAACATGTGTCCGTCATTATAAAATCGTCTAAGATTAGTAACCTTATCTCCATAAAGTATTTCAAATCTATCTAGTAAATCTACAATAAAATTATCACGAGGAGGAAGTGGTTCATCCTCTTTGAAAGGTACTGTTTGTTTCCATTCGGTATCTGCTTGTATTTCTACTGGTTCTATATCAACTGGTTCAGAAACAGGCGTGTTTGTTTTATCGCCATACATATGTTGCCATTCTTCTGTTGTATCTGTAGTTTCAGTAAACTGTTCATATAACCAATTAAAATCATTTATCAGCCGAAGATCAGACCCCCTAGAAAGGCCAAACTCCATACCAGCGGTAGCGCCTGCCAAAGCATATTCCCCAAATGGTCTATCGTGTCCCACGGTTGTCCAAGTTTTGAGTCTTTCATTTGTTTCGTCCTCCTTTTGTCTGTCAATAACTTTACTTGCTAATTTAGCACATTCTCTAAATGCACTACGCCAAGTACTAAATTCACTTGTATTAAATCCTGTGATGCAAGATATTTTTTCCATCTTTTTGAATCTGTCACTGATACTTGTAGTCATATCAGGACGGCTTGTATCCATATCACGTGTCATTTGTGTAGGAAATAATTTTACTCCGCCATATCCATACACTAAATCATTTATAGGATTTTTACTACGCCATACATGTACTGCTCTGTTATCTTCAGCGACATAATCAAAATTAAAATTGTCATCTATTATAGCATCTCCATCTACAATCCAAAACATTTCAGTTGAACATAAATTTGCCGCCGCAATATGTGCTTGATGTATTCCTTTTACTCCATGTATACGTTGGGCTCTTGGAAAACGTGTTTTTAATTTGTTAAAATTTTCATCGGCATTTGCTTCGTCATATGATATCATTACTATATCATATTCTGTTTTTTTAGTAGGAATAAAGTTAGAAGAAAAGGTGTTAAATTGCGTTGTATTTGTACGTATATAAGGATGTTCAGGTCTTGGTGGGTTGCGATATGTTTTCTTAAAGAAAACGCTTTGTTGAGCGTCTAAGGGCGTTACAGCAATAGGTAATTCTATTTCTGCAAGAATACGTTCACCATAATCTTTACATGCGTCTAACAAGTCATCTTCTGTTTGTATTTTTTCTTTCCATAAATTATTAAGATATTCAAAATCACGTACATTTACATAATCCCAATCTGTACACATTGTTTTATGTAAGCCTTCTCTGGCTCCGTATATTGCCCATAGTCCGTTAGGTACGTCTGCTCCTGCCATACACCAAACATATAGTCTTTCTAAATTCTTCCAATGATTTCCTATAAGTTCTTTTTTCGCAGGTTTTATACCTTCAACTAAACACATTTTAACACCTTCACGGAAGCCGGCACGCCATGCTTGATGTGGAGTAGCATTATTGTGAACTGTACTCATCAAACTGTTAATTTGGATATATTCTAAGTCCCAACAAAAATCAATACCTGCCGCAATGTTATCAGGATCTGCATTTTCATGTGTTTTCATTTTTAGGACTGTTTCTCTATCCCAACATTTTATTCCGCCATTGCCATACCGTAATCCATTAATTATATTATCAGCAGTCCAACTTACAACATGCCTAGAAAGGTCTACTCCTTCTTGAAAGTTAATTGTTTGATTTAAGAATTGTTCATCTATTTGGTTGTCACCGTCAATAGTAATAAATCTTTTAGTATCAGATATTTCTGCACATGCCTTATGTGCGGCATCAGATCCTTCTACACCATGAATACGTTTTGCCCACGGAACTTTTGTTAATAAGTTAGTGTAATTTTCTTCTGCATTTGGCTCATCATACGACAAATATATTATGTCATAATCTAAAACTTTAAATTGCTTCATCTACATATCCGTAACTATTAAATATCTTTGGTGTGTATATACTTACATCACCTTCTTCTTCATCATACTCGAACTGAACTATGTGTCCGTTTGCTATTTGCTCTACCGTAGCATCAAATGTTCTAATAAGCAAGTGAGGATCATTTTCTTTTGTTACGCTAAACTTGCATAGTTGATTAGGATTTAACAAAAGTTTTTCTTTCACATTGACGTATAATTTCCAATTACGCCATTCAGTGTTTCTTGTAATCATACAATCTGCGTTATCCTTTTTAGGAATATGATAAATTATGTCTTTTATATCATAATTAAATTTTGGCTGTTCATATTCTAATAATGTATATTTCTTTTTTGCCAAATCAAATTTAACAACATAATTTTCTTTTTTATCAGGATTTTCAATAAAATCAACATACAAATCTTCGTTGACTTCCAAAGCATATTGATGATCTGGAGCGTAGTTTTGTAAACCTATAATTTTACTAGAATCTTTATCAAATATTAACCAGTACACTTTTCATACCTTGCTAGTATTTTGTCACAGAAGTCTTTTTCAGTGTAATGAAATACTCCGTGTTGTTGGTGATTACCAATTTTTAAACCATCATTAAAATACCAATCAACTTTCTGTTGCCAATGTTCACTTGTGTCTACCCAATTTTGTGCGTGTAATTTCATGTGTACAAAATCAATCAAGTCAACATCTTGAAAATTATCATATTCCATAAGTTCTAATACAATAGCGGCACAAACATCAATACTACAATGTTTTGGTTTATGGTTTTTACAAAATATTTCATAAAAATCTTGCCAATTTTCTATGACAGTTTCCAATAATGCAAAAAAATTTGCTACACGTTTTGTTTTTTTGAAGTAATATAATCCTGCATATATATTAATCAAGTAATTTTGTGAGAAAACTTTTCTATAGTAAGTGTCATTAATAGGTTCTTGTCTATATGTAATTGGATTTTGTGTAAAGTAAAGTTCTTGATCCTTAAATTTAGACCAATTTATTTTTTCTAAAAATAAAACATCACTGTCAACAACTATTGTTTCGTCATATGGAGAAAGATTATAGGCTTTCCATCTATTTTCTATTTTCCATTCGCTGTTTTTTGCTTGGTCATGCTTTAACAAAATAACCTTATCAAATACAAATGCAATTTTTTCCTCAACTTCTTTGTCAGTCACTAGTGTAAAATGCATATTTCCGTTTTTCATACCACTCATTGCACACAAGTATGCTTGTTTTACATAATCATCTGTTTGGTTATTTTGTGCAAATATTAATACACCTTGTTTCATAGTAATTCCTCTAAACTATATTTGTTCATAGCATGTACAGTAAGTCCTTTTGTAGCAATTGGATTATTATCAATTAAAAAAGTTAGTTTATCTTGTTTTATTTCGTGTGTAATGTCTTTGTCTATAGTGTAAAAAAGTTTTCCTGGCATAGGATTGACAAAGTTGCCTTTAGAATGATTATTCATAATGTGGGCACCTATACTAAAAGCAAAGTCATTGCGGTATGTTCGCTGTACTATTTGATATAACATTCTATAATGACGCCATTGCTCTTCAATATGCTGTAGCAAATCAAAAAATATTTTGTTTTGTTTACATTTTACAAAATATACACAAGTTGCCCAATAAAAATCTACACTTGAATCGCTTATTTTATTAAATTCTCTATAATCTAAATTTTGTCCTATATGATATGCATCTTTATACATCAATAAAGGATTATCTTGTTCAAAACAGTTTTTATAAACATCATCACATATGATTATATCACTATCAATCATTAGTGTTTGCTTATACGGTGATAAATCGTAACTTAAAACTCTTGCATTATTTTTAAAGGTTAAATGTTTTCCGTGATTTCCGTTATTATACAACTTTCTAGTGTATCTTTGCGGAGTGTCAAATTCAATTACATGGTCGAAAACATTTTTTGGCACTTTACAATCAGTTATAACACTTGTAGGAAGATCAAGATACTTTTTTACACGTTCTGCAACCATACATGCTTGCTTGACGTAATCTATTTCTTCATTATTGAATGCGTGTACAAGTATGCCCTTAGACATTTAATATTCCTTGCACAGTTCTTTCGCTATCAATTATTTTTTGATACTCTGTATAGTAATTTTCATTTGCAGTTGTGTATGCTGTGACTAATTCGTTGTAAAACGCTTCTTTGTTTGTAATTTTTATAGGAGTATTATTATTGTCTACAAAAATATCACATTTTATTGCTAGAACACTTGCAATAAATTCTCTAGTTGCAGTAAATTGTCCGCCTTGATAATATACTGTAGATTCTTTCGTGTATTTTTCTTGTAGTATACGTTTTTGATTTTTGAATGTTGAGACATAGTCTGCATGTTCTAATGCTTTTTTGAGACGTTGATCCATAATTTCTCCATATAATAGTATTATATGACAAATCTGTCAGAAAGTCAAGTATTAACTACCACTAAAATTGGAGTGTCTATTAATTGCAGGTAATGGTGTGTCAACATAAGAACCGCTGGCTCTTTTAAAACCAACTGTAGTAACAAGATTGCCTACTACATATTCATCAACTGCTACAAATCCTTTAGCATTGTTAGGTCCAAATGGTGCAGTTCCTGTATCTGTATCTGACATCCAAATACGGAATTCAATTGTGCTACTATTGACTTCTTTACCTCTAATGTAATAGTTATTGTCTGCATACAATCCAGAACCTGGTTTTCTAAAAAGTTGTTGTTCAGATGAAGTTAATTGAAAGTTTCCTATTGCACTTCCTGTTCCTGAATTACTAGTTGAAGTATAGTTGTAACCAAAAGATACTGTACCTGCATTAGAAAGCATAGTCGACCAATCATTTGTTTTAGCAACATTTTCACCTGACGCTGTGCTTGTCAAACTACTTACAAATGTAATTATACCACCAGCATTAAAATAGTGTCTACGTGCATCTGCACTAGCAAACACTACTCTAACATAACCATTTAATGCATCTCTCCATTGTGTAGGACCAAATGTTAATGTGTCAGGGTCAGTGCCTGAAGTACTTTGTAATGCTGATAATCTAAATCTATTTGGGTTGCCTTCTAATACTGTCATAGTATTTTCGTAATCAGCAAAACCTTTTAGTACTCCGTCTGGGTTATCACTTGTCTCATCTGCAATAATATCACCTATTGCCGCTTGTGCTATTGTACCAGCGGCGCTTTGATTTGTTTGGTGTCTGCTAATCCTATCAATATCAGTGAATAATTGATTAAGGTGTGTTGCTGTGACATCATTACCTACAGAGACCTGATTACTTGCTGTACTTTCTCCATATCCTTCCGAACCAGATCCATTAGCAAGAATATTTTCTACTCTTGTTTGTAAATTATTATATCTAGTTGCGGTAATTAAATCACCAACGGCCATTTACTCTTCTCTCCAATTGTATAGTAATATTATACTATACTATGTTAATTATGTCAAAGACTATCTGTAGCCGAAAATGCTGGTGCTGGGGTATCAACAAAAGATCCACTTGCTCTCACAAATCCTATTTTGGCTTCTAATAATCCTTGAACTGGTTCATCAATTTTGAAACCACCCGGGTTGTCATCATAAAATTCGTATTTCACTCTTATCGTAGAACTAGTAGGAGCCTTGGCAGAAAGAATATAGTTATTATTGCCATAAACTCCAGTTGCTGATTTTCTATATATTTCTTGATACGAAGTTGTTAAGTCAAAATTTCCAATATTTTGTACAACACCCGTTCCAGATGTTGTTGTTATATCGTGATTCATAGACACTGTTCCTGCATTTCCGAGTATTGCGGCCCAGTCTTGACTTTTTGCAACACTATCTCCTGAAGTAGGAGTTCCACTTAATGAACTTATAAAAGTTAAAGATCCACCAGCATTAAAAAAATGTCTACGTGCATCGCCATCTGCAAATGCAATTTGAAATTCACACTCAATTGGTGCTGTCCATTGGTTCCTGCGTTGAATTGTTTCTGCACTAGCGACTACACTACTTTGTGCTGATGCCAATCTAAACCTGTTTGCTGATGTTTCTATTATGCCTATAAAATCTTCGTAATCTTTGAAGCCTTCTTTTGTGTCTGCTCCACTGGTATCTTCAGCGACAGTATCGCCTACTTCTACTTCTGCAATAGAATTTGGATTACCACCTGTCTGATGAACAAAAATATTTTTTAAATCTGTAAACATAGCGTTTACATGCGTTGCATCAATTACAACATTGCTTGAAACTTGCTGACTATTAACAGTTTGACCATAGCCTTCATTGCCTGATCCATTACCAAGAATTGCACTTACTCTTCCTTGTGCGTTGTTGTATCTTGCGGCTGTAATTAAATCGCCAACTGCCATGCTTACTTCCTTTATATACGTGTTTTAATATTTATACTTTTAAAACACACTCTATTAACTGCTCCGTATCAGAAGTGCTTGATTCTAATGCAACACCTACTAATCCGTTACTAGCAATAGTTGAAGCAACACCGTCCTGCCATGCATAAACTGCTTGTCCTTTTGATACTGGACCTTTTACTCTTACTGGCAAACGACCTTTTAAGCCGACTGCCTGTCCTTCGGACATACTATTCATTAAATATGCTGGTGATTCTGAAATAACACCTATAGCAAAATCACTTACTTTTGCTGGACGAACTTCTTTTTCTCCGCCTACTGCTACTACTGTTCCAATTGGTAAATGCTCATTTGTTTCATAATTTTCTGCAAGGTCTGCGTATTGTGCTTGTGTTGCAGTTCCTCTAAAGAAATTAGCATGTAAATCGCCCGAACTATCTCTTAATGCTGTTGTACTTGCAATAGCACTTGTATCTCCTGCATAATCTGCACTATTAAATCTAATAGCACTTGCACTTGATGCATTGCCTTGGAAGTTATCTGCCCAAACGTTTGACCATTTTGCAATACTTGATCCTAATGTGTATGTGCTTGTTGAACCAGGATTCATTCCTGTTGACTGGATTATAACACTATTTGTTTGCACACTATTAGCATTGCTTGTTTTGAATCTTATAATATTATTTGTACCAACTTCGTTTGCAATAACACCTTGGTTACCATTTTCGATGTAGATGTGTAAGTCGTTTTGATCACCTACTGTTATACCTGCGTCTGGAAATCTTACAATATCAGTAAACTCAGTTGCTACGCCTGGAGAACTTTGTACAAAACTGCTTGCTTCTAAACCATTTAGTTTTAAGGCATTACTTGCTGTTCCCCAATAATAATGTCCTGCAGGTGTAGTTACACCATTAGTTGCATCAGTTGTGTTAACAAGTGTTAAGCCTTTCTTAACTACATCAAATCCTGTTATAGCGTTTAAAGGATCTGTGCTATCAATAGTAAATTCTTGCCCGCTTATAATGTAAATAATTTCATCTTCAATTGTTGCGGCAATCACACTGTGGTTAACATTTGAGATATCACGAACTGTTTTACTCTGCATCTGTGTTAATCCGGAACCTGCTCCTTGAGGTCCTACTAATACAAATGATGTACCATTATAAGTATAAAGTTGGCTATTACCTGAATCCCACCAAAAATCTCCTGCTGTTAAACCTGTTGGCTGTGTGGTTGAAACTTCTGCACCGCCTGTAGTTTTAAATTTTGTACCATCGTAGAATTTAATTTTTCCGTTTGTTGAATCATGCCATATTTGCCCGCTGACTGGTTTTGGCGGTTGTGAAGTTCCGCTAAAGTTTTCTAATAAAAACAAAAAGTTTTCATTTTGTATTTCGCCGTATCCGGCATAGTTCTTACCAACAAATGTTAAATCTGTTGTAAGATCAACGGTGCCGTCTTGCACTACTACTAGTGTTGCTCCGCTGTATTTGTTAATTGTATAAGCCATGTTTCAACCCTTTAATTATAACTATATTTATCTTACACACTAGATGTAAGGTTTTGACTAAATGTCCAATTACCACCTGCTGTGATGTACTCCTTTAATGATCTAGACACAGTCACCGTAACTGTACCTGTTGCACTTCCAAAACCAACATCTTGTAACACTGATTCGTTTTGAACTCCTGCGGCGTCTACTGCTATAAATGATTTACTTGTAACTGCGGTAATATCAATGCCTGTAACACTTGCGCCGCCAAGTGTTGTACAATGTATTCTTGCAGTTGTTCCGTTTGCAACAGTGCCTGCAGGCACAAGATCGTTTAGTACTAATCCAATTTGTGTATCGTTCAATCCAGTAACGTCCATACTAAATGAAATAGCCGACGCCGCAATTGATTCATCAACATATTGTTTTGATGCCGCGTCTGTTGCATTTGACGGTGTTGCTATAGCAGTAATTTTTTGATTAGCAAAATTAACATCACCGTTTGCATTTATCGTCATTCCACTAGCGGCTGTAATTGTACTACCGTTGATATTAATATTATCAACGTCTAAGTTTACTAATGTACCTACAGTTGTAAGACTAGATGCTGTAACACCTGCTCCTAATGTATTACCACTTAAAACTGATGTACCGTTAATTTTGTATTGGTTTCCTGTAGTTAGATCAATATTTTCCGTTGTAGTCCAACTATTTGTTGCTTGTAACCAAGTCCATTTTTTATCTGCACCTGTAACTCTAATAACCATACCAGCATCGTTGACTCCAGCATCTGTTAAAAGAGTACTATCACTTGTAATCGCAAGTTCAATTTGTTTGTCTTCAACTCTTAAATTACTTACATCTATACTTGCACTTGAACCTTCTACTAATAAATTTCCAGTTACACGAATATCTCCTGTAACATCTAATGTATATTCTGGTGTATTGTCAAATATACCTACACGCTTATTAGCCGCGTCTATGAATATAGCATCAACTTGTTGTGCTCCTGCGGCTGAACTTGTAACTCTTATTGAATAGTTTTCATCTAGTTGTGCATTGCCAGAAACAAATGAGTTTCCAATAATACTTAATGTTTGGTTAGCATTTGGTCCAATAGTAATACCTGATGAATTACTTACTGCAAGCGATCCTGTAACAACATTATTTGTTGTTGAACTAACAAAATTATCTGCACCAACTTTTGTACCATCTGCTTTAATTAATGCTTTAGCGGCATCTGCTGTACCTTCAAATATAAAATTATCTTTGTCAATAATGTTTATACCTTTTTTGATATTTCCTGTGATACCTGTTATTCCATATCCAACTGCCGGTGTAAATTCTACATTACTAATTACAGCGGCTCTAGAAGTAGTACCGTCAGTGCCGTTACCTAAATACAAACTTGCAAGTGTACGACTTCTATCTTGAGTATCAAGTACACTTTCAATTCTAAATCCTGTTTCACCTTGTCCTGCTTTGTAAATAGGTCCTGCTAATACTAAATCAGTTCCATCGAAAAAATAAAGTTGATTGTTAACATTGTCCATCCATAAATCACCAGCAACCATTGCGGGTTGATCTTTTTGAACAAAAGGTCCACCTACTGCTTTAAATACAGAACCTTCATAAACTTTAAGACGTGCTTCTGTTGTGTCCCACCAAAGTTGTCCTTTAATAGGATTGATAGGTGAATTAGCATTACTAAAGTTCTCTAATAATTTTATAAAATTTTCATTAAATGCTTCACCGTATCCTGTATAATTTCTACCTACTAATGTAAGAGATGTACTATTAACATCAATAGTACCGTCAATTAAATCTACTAGTAACGTGCCGTCTGTTTTGTTTAGTTTATACGCCATTAAACTTTCCCTGTGTAAATTATATAATTTAAGGACATAAACGGACTTAGTGTTTCCATAGCCTGCCCTGTGGTTCCAGAAACTCCGCCACTTGTTGTTACAGCCTGCCCTGCATTTTGTCCTGTTGGTGCATCAAAAATTATTGATGACGCAGGACTGTTTACACCTTTTTGTGCATCTAGTATTGCATAAAACTGTGTGCCTTCAACAACTAAATCGTGCTCGTGATCAGGTAAATTAACATTTTGTATAGTTACTGTTTCTTGACCGCCGCTATTACCTAACTCACTACCTTGTAAGCCTGTAACTCTTCCTGCACCGGTTCCGCCCATATCATCAAGTCCCATTACAGTTCTACCACGCATATCAGGTAAAGCAAATTTTGCTACTCCAAGATCACTCAGTAATCCCGACTGCTTATAAGTAAATCCAATTACATCGAATAACTCAGGATAATCTGCTTGTAATACTTCTTGTCCGTAACACAATAACCAAAAACTAGGAGCAGTAGTACCTGCATAAGGCATCATTACTCCTGGAGGATTAACTGGAACTGTTGACAGTAAATCTCTTCTACTAATCCTGTATAAGCCAACTTGTCCTTGAACTCTGTTTAATAAAAATTCATCACTAGCGTCAGCGGCATTTGTATAAGTTTTATTACTGATAAAACTATTTGCAACGGTAGTTTGAAATGTTTTTGTAGTTCCGCCTGTTTGCCCGTCAAAGATAATAGTAGGCGCACTTACTTCTCCTGCCATTGTAAAGTTTGTAGCACTAGATATTTTGTCTGCACTTCCTGCTCTACCACTTACTTGCCCTGTAACGTTACCTGTAACATTTCCGAAAAAATTAGTTGCATATATTCCTGCATATTTGTTTGCTAAGGAACCTATGTTACGTGAATTTGTTACATCTGGAATAACATTTCTTGTTTCTGTATCGCCTATTACATTTATAGTACCGCCAATATTAACATCTCCTGCAAAACCAGCGCCACCTTTTACAATTAAACTACCTGTTCCAAAGTTTGAACTTGCTGTTGTTCCATCAATAGTTATACCTTGACTTACTTTTATATTTCCTGTTACATCTAATGCTTCACTTGGAGCCGTATTATTAATACCAATATTCGTTGTAGAGTCAACACGCATTACTGTTTTTGTTGTACCTTGATCATTTACACGAACATCTAAACTTGATCCGCTTGTGTTATGACTTATAACACCAATTTGCCCTTCAACTCCTAGTGCAACTTGGTTACCACTTCCTAAAATAATACCATCATCTGTATTAACTTTTAATTGGTTTGTTGTTGTACTAACTACATCACCACGTAAAAAATTTGCCGCTGGAACCTTAGTACCAGCAACAACTAAATTTTCTGCTTGCTCTGCTGGTCCATAAAATCTTGGAGCGCCGTCTCCTGTGATGTCTGCTGTGCTTAAATTGACACCTGGATTAATTTGTCCAAAGCCATTTATTTGTGCTCTTGGTGTAAATGTATCTGAACTTATTATAGCCACCGGCTTTGCACTTATTTCAACTTGTAGTGCTGAATATTCAATATTGTCTTGTCCAATAATTTTTACAGGACTAACACCAGTATTAAGTCCGCCTGCATAATTAGGACCAATTAGAGTCCAGCCTGAACCTGTATAAAGATATAATTGTTGATTATCTGTGTCTACCCATAAATCTCCAGTAACGGATTGTGCCGCTCCTGGTTCGTCAATTGCTTTTTTCAAACCTCCACTTGCTACCCAAGTTGTGCCGTCATAAACTTTTAATTGTTCGCCGCCAGCAGTTGTATCATACCATAACTGTCCTTCAACTGGATTTGTTGGAGCACTTGAGTTTGCAAAATTTTCTAAAAGTTTTAAAAAGTTTTGATTAAATTCAACACCATAACTTGTTGTATTACGTCCAACTAAACTTAAACTAGTTGTTACGTTGATATCATTGTCTTCAACGGTTATGCTACCTTTGTTTGTTACGTCAGTGAAATTAATTGTATAAGGCATCTATTATACTCCTGACAAACTTTGTACACGCACTGTATAATCAATTTGAACTAATCTGTTTAAACTTTTTTGTACAGGGTGGAAAATAACATGTGTAATTAATCTACCTTCACCTGATGGACTATAACTTTTAAGTCCTAATTCATCAAACACATAAAGGTTTTCTGTATCTGTAGCAGTATCAAATGCATCTTGACCTTCTGGTTCACCATAGTCTAATAAACAAGTTACAACAATATCTGTATAATTTGTTCCGCTTACATGACGTGTTTCTATTTTATTTCTTACAGGATCTGTATTACTTGTACTCCTATCATCTACTACTTTTGTAAATGTTTGGTTATACAAACTTGCATTTGTTCCTGTTGAGTTAGGTGTAAGATATGTAATTACTCCTGTAGGATCAACACTTGTTCCTCCGTTACCAAAACTCATTTCATATATCATGCCTTGACCTTGATTTGCAAGGCTTTCTGCAAGAGCAATACTCATATTTTCATAGTGGATAGCATTACGCTTATCAACATACACTTCACCAGTTTTAGGATCGTGTATTTTGATATGTCCTTTAACTACTACTCCGCTTTTATCATTTAATTTGTCTGTCATGTTTTCTCTCACTGCTACTGTATTTATTTAGGTAATTCCGTTGTTCTTGCCTTAAGAAACTGTGCAACGTCATTTTCTGCATCAACTAGGCTTTCTCCTGCATTTGACCATGTTTGACCCACTCTTCGAACCACCGTAACCTTCTGATCTTGCTCAGGTGTTACTGCTAAATTCAATGTACTACCACTCAAAGTGAATTCCACTGGCAATGTTATATCACCTTCGGCACTATCTTGTGCAATAAACCTAGTTACAAAGTTTCCTGCACTATCTTTAGTGTCTACTTGATAACTACTTATCGCATTTTTACGAAGTCTTTTTCCAGCAACAAATACTTCAAACTCATCAACGCCCTTAGTAGGAGTAAAGTCTAAATCATATGATGCTGTTGTACCATCTGCTGTAAACACTTGTGTAAGTGTTTGATCTTTATAAGGCATATTTTCGCCCGGACTTTGATCAATTACAGAAGTTCCTGAAGCAATAAATGTGTTTACACCTGTACCTAATGTACCTCTTCTAATTTGACGTAAACTATTACCTTGCTTCACGTAATACTCAATTCTTTCACCGTTAATAAACACAACGCCTGGAATTTGTTTCTTTTTACCTGGCTCAGGTAATTTTGAAGCGTCTACTATTTCAATTCTAGTATCCCACCAATTCAAGTCTTGTGCTAGTTTGTACTTATTACTATCATCCAATCTCTTGTAGTGAACCCGGTTCAATATATCTTTGAACTGTCTAAATCCGAATCTATGTGTAAGTTGCTCTTCACCAAACTGTATAATCTCTATTTGATCATTTTTATTCAATTTTTGCAATATTTTTACGTGTTGCTTATCTTCAGGCACATAATAATCAACATTTGGTGCTAATCTAACACCATTTACAATTACCCATACATACTCTGAATCTTGCGATGGATTTCTTAGTTTTACAAGTCCGTTACTTAAATTAATATATTCTTTGAAGTTTGTAGTACCAGGAACAAGTGCCACTCTACTTACTAGATCATATTTAATACGCTCAAAGTCTTGCAAGTCGTGATTACTAAATGATGTAATTCTAATTGACTCACCTAATCCTGGGGCTGTATCAAAATAAATTTTGCTTCTGTCTTGTAAAAATCTAGTTGTACTATCTGCACCAACACCAACATATCCAAACGCATAAGTTCCGTCCACGCTAAAAAATACATCTAACTTATCATTAACTGCTCCAACTCCTGCTGAAAGTTTTACACTATTGTTTGAACTGTCCCATCTGTATTGAATGTTCTTTACAAGCAATTCATCATTTAAATAAACTTCTATATCTTCGCCTCTTACGCTATTACTGAAAAACTGCCATTCTTGTATCTGATACTCTCTAGTATTTGCATTTGTAATTGTAAATTCAGTATTGTAACCTGCATCAAGTATACTATTGTTAACTTCAACTATAGCGTTTTGTGCAGTAGGCAAGCCTCCTACAAGTGCAGGGTTTACATCAAATATTGTTGTTGATCCATCTCCTACAAGAGTCTGAACAGTAGTTGCACTAAAGTTCTTAGCAGTTGTATAAAATAATCCATAATCTACAACTTGTCCTGATTGCGGTGCTGTATCAAATGTAATTACAAAGTTTTTATTTGCATCTTGTGATAATCTAGAAGTAATTGACTCACCGTTAATTGTTACATAATGACTTACACCTGTTTGATATTTTATGTTTGTTGTGTATGTATTTGTACTGCCATCTGCAACAAATTTGTTAATATCTAAAATTTTCTGTCCACTTATTCCTAAGCAAACAATACTTAATACTTTTCCTGTTACTGGTGCAGTTGTAAAAGTAATTGTGTCATTTACATAATTGATTGTGTAATCTGTATTAGCGACTCTTACATTATCTAATGTAACAAAAACTGCTTCACTATTATGCGGGTGTATACCTATATTATAAGTTTGTGTGACTCCATCTGTTTGGAAAAATTGTGTTTGGACATTACTTGTTCCATCATCTGGTCTATGGTACACTTGGATATCAACTGTGTCAGAAATTTTTCCTGGCACTAGTTCCTCTGGTCCTGTTGTTGTCATTGGTGTTATAAATCCGTCACCGTCAACAATTATATCACTTGCATCTATACCTTTAGCGTTGCTGTAACTTAATGATCCGCCTGAAAGTTGAGTATCATAACTTGCAGGATCAGGTTTGAAACTTCCATCACTTGTGCTTTTTCTTATAATGAATATATCATCATCTTTAGATGTTATTCCAAAGTTTTGTATATTAATTTCTGTAATTAACCCATCACCTATAATGCTAGGCATTACAGCATTAGGGTTAGTAGGATTGCTAGGAAAATTAGTATCATCTAATCTTGTGTTATTTTTATATACATTATATACAACACCATCTTCCAAAGGTTTAGCAAAAGTAAGAATTGCTGTAGATCCGTCTAAGTAAAAAATAATATCTTCAAATGTATTATCATAAACATCATATGCTTCAATTCCAAAACCTTTTGTTTCAAAACCTCCTGAACCAGTGAAATCAAAACTTTTAACTTCTACTCCACCAAAATCAACGCCCATCATAAGTTGTGAAATATCTTTACCAATCATACCGTCTATTGGTTGATAATAACTTTGCACTCTATCTTGAGCAGTAAGTAAGTCTGGTGCTAATTCATAATCTATTTTAATTGCTTTTCCTGTTGCTGGCGGTAAAGTAAATGATATTCTACCTTGTTTTCTAGTATATCCTTTAGTATTATCTTCGTAATTTGTATATGTGTACTCACTTTTCAGTAATTCAACTCCGTCTATGTATATTTTTACTTTTGCACCATTTAGGTTCATTGGCCATAATAAGTTGTATACTGATGTTGCACTGTCTCCAGTAAATGTTTCGGATCTTGCAACTTCTAAATAATAAGGGTTGCCACTTATCCTATCAAACCTAGATATTACATGTGTGCCTCTAACTTTACCATTACCTAGGACTGCTCTTGCAGTTGCTTTTGTTCCGCCATCTTCAACACTTCCATTTAAAATAACATCCGGTGCTTTTAAATATCCATTGCCTGTAGCAGTAACTTCAATTTTAGAAACTTTACCACCATTTAAATATGCTTGTGCTTTTGCTCCGCTACCGCCGCCGCCTTCAATACTTACTATTGGAGGTAAGGTATATTTCGAGCCAGTATTTCCTACACTAATTTCTGTAATTTCATATCCACTATTTTCTAACCAATGCTTATCAGGATATTGTTCTGTTGTTTTAGGCGCACTTGAAATTAAGTTGTTTCTTACTTTTGCTGTACTGCTTGATATTCTCTTTTGTCCAAAATTATATCTTGGAGGTAAATCAAAGTCAGTAACTACGCTATTAGTAGGATCGATTTTTTCATAATTAGAAACGTATTCTCTAATTTTTGTTTTGAAAGGTTTTACTTCATTTATATAATCTTGATAATTATCAATATTGTCATTTTTAAAAGTTACTTTTTGTGCAAGTTCACCTACATTGTGTTGTGCTTTTATAAAAGATGTTTTAAATGCCCAATCAATATTAGGTTGTTCACTAAAAGCATAACGTATACTAGCGATAAACAATTCGTTGTAATGAGATTCTAAGTCATCAACAAAAATATTATCTCTTAAAGTTTCTAGGACAACTCTAGATTCTGTTACAGGTTGACTATCATAAAAAGTAGTATCAAATGTATCAGTATCAAATCCTGTTCTATTGATGCTTGTGTTGTACAATTTATTACTGAATTGTATTGTTGCATTTTGTTTACCTATAACTTTATAATTTTGTGTGTAATCTTCAGTTTCCAAATTAGCAATTTTTTCTAACAATAACCATCCGCCAGATCCAATTGAAGCAATTTTTACAGTTTGTCCTACATCATTTTCTAATGCAGATAATTGATAACTAAAATCTATTAAACTATTAATTTCTGTAAATGCACTGTATCCTGGTGCATACCAATCTGCATAGTTCCAGTATAGATTTGTGTCAAAACGTTGACTTACTGTTCTGTTCCACTTTGTGCCATTATAATTGTATAACGACCATTTATTTGCAACATTTGAATCACTGCTTACTAATACAGTAAAGTTTCTTACTGTCAATGTAGTGTTACTATCATATCCTATACCAGGATCAACAATATTAACTTTTGTAATTTGTCCTAATTCATTTATTTCAGACTCAAGAACTGCATCTCTACCTATACCGTCTATTTGTATTTGTGGTCCGATTCTTGTTCCGCCAACTGTTGAAACATATGTAGGGTCGACATAACCTCTGCCTGATTTGTTAATATCAACACTTGTAATTTTACCATCAATTACTGTAGCAGTAAGAACTGCTCCTTCCCTCTTTGCTACACCTACAAATGCTAAATCTTCAAAAGAATCAATTTTCACATCGTATCTACGTGAACTTGCTAGAGGTGCAGGATCGCTTTTTGTTAAATCGCTAATATCAAATTCGTCAACAATAATATTCTTTATTAATACGTCATTTGCTCTTTCAATAACTTGTTTGAACGCTTCAGCCTTATTAATAAACATAGATTGTCTCGGATTATTGTTTATTCCGTATTTTGCTTTTGCACTAAGTTTAGGATCTGGTACAAGTCTAAATTGACTGTCGTATCCGATCAAACTATCAAACCATTTTTTCTCAATATCTCTTGTTGGTTTACTTGTTCCAATACCTTGTGTTAGCATTTGATATTCATTGTGAATATTTTGATCTACATTATCTAAAGTATAATATCGTAAATTGAATGCAACATTGTTACCACTCAATAAAGGTTCACAGTTGAATAATACAAACCTATCTTTAGCCATTAACCCAACAAACCTGTGTCCTTGTCCTACAGGATCTTCAATCATACGTTTGACATCATATGCTGTGATTTTTCTATTTGCAGTTGCAGGAACTATTCTCTTGTTTGCTACCCAATAATAGTATTTTGCTTTGCTTGTTTTTGCTATTGGATCCCATTTAAGCCTTTGAGAATATACTCCGTCACCATATCTACTTAATCCACTTACACCAGAAGCAATTCCGCTTTCGCTATCTGCTAGGTTATCCCATTCACTAGGTAATAAATCAGTCTCTACCCACTCATATACTTCTACACTGGTTCCTGGAAAAACTTCTCCCCAGTAATTTGTTTGGTAGGTAATACTATTTTGCTGATAATTGTAAAATTTTACTGCATTTAAATCCCACCATAACTTGCCTACATGTTCTGCACCCCATGCATTGTCTTCATCTATTACAACAGTATCGTTGCCTATACTATATGACGCAGGATCATAATATGTTTTATAAGACAACTCTTGCTCTGCAGGACCTGCAACTTTTCCTTGTACAGGATCAATATAATCTAAATCTTCAATTAAAGTGTTTGTTTCAGTGTTGTACAAAAATGCGCCTTTAATTTTATGAATATCTACTTGATCTAAAGGACTTCTATGTACTTTCCAGGCTTTTTGTCCAATAGTTTTTCTAAAGTCAATAATCATACCTTGGAAAGTAGTTGCATCAGTTACTTCAGGCATTGCTGAATAGACATGATTGTTTTTCATTACTACATTTTTACCAAAATTAACTGCTAAAGGTTCGTCAATAATAAATTCTTGTGCAAATATTAAAGACTTATTAATACGTTCGTACATAAAGATAGCACCGCTATCCATATCCATTCTTTTAAATTTTGTAAATTCATCATCAAATACTGTAGTGTTATTATCAAATGTTGTTGGAATTTCTATATCACCATTTAATGATGTAACTGATAATTGATTGCCATCAAAATCTAAGTATGCACCAAACTGTTCTGCTTGTTCACCATTAGGACTAAAAATTTCTTGTGATAATTCAAACTTGCCGTTTGTAAGTGTATAAACATAAACTTTGCCTTGATCTTTTTTACGATCATCGTTAAAAGGTTCACCAACAGCAATCATTTCTCCGTCAGCACTTACACTTACACTGTCACCAAAACCTGTATAAGAACTTGTAGAATTCCAGTCAAAGTCTACACCTTGAGGTAACATAGAAGAATTATCTTCGTATGGAGGTTTAATAACTTGTGATACAGTCATTTGTCCTTCAGGCAATCTTCTATAAACAACAATTACACGCTCTCCTGTACTGTCATTACCTTGTATTCTAGAACTTACAACTAAAACTTCACCATCTTTAGATTGATCAAAATGTCTTGCAAAATCTCTTACGCCGAATTCTGGATCAAAAACTTCTTCACCAATTATTGAATTAGTGCCTGTAGTTGGTACAAACCCAACATGAGCAGTACCATCAGTAACTGACTCCCAATCTGCTGGCACAAATGCACTTCCACTTGCAATATTTCTTAATGCTTTGTAAAGTCTGCTTTGATATTCAACAATTTCATTTTGTTTGTAAAATACAGACGAATGGAAATCGCCTCTAAACTGAGGATCAATATCTAATTGCCAATTGTATGATTCTAAGACAGCATTTTTTGTTTCTGTGCCATGCTTTATAAAGTGTATACTTCCTGCATTATACTGACTTCCTGCACCTTTAGAAGATACACTCAATCTATATAAATTTCCGTCTTGCGTAAATTGTAATTCATCTCCAAGTTTTGCATGTGATTTTCTTTCAGGAACTGTATAATGATTTTGTACTTTAAATTGTATCTGCTCATTTAATTCATAAACACTAAACATACCCTCTAAAGTCAAACCGCTTGCCTGTGTTCCATTCAAATTAGATACAGGTATATTTGTAACTTGTTGCCAATCATTATTATTTGATGCCGGAATATTTGCTTCTCTTGGTACACCCTGTAAAGTTGTTTCATTAAAGAAAAAGTATTCAAAATCTGTTAATTCACTAATTGGCACATCTGGAAAATTATTATCTTCTTCTAAGACAATTATTTTACCAATACGATTACCTTCTAAACTAACACCATTTATTCTACCCATGTTACGTTTTATAGAACCTCTAACACGGAATATATCTGCGTCTTCATTGTAATCATTACCTTTGCTCCAAGTGCCTGTAACATTTTTTACATAAATCCTAACACTATTAAATTGTCTTTTATAAAAAGTTATTACCCCGGTTGCACCTGTTACTGTATCTTCAACAACATCACCTACAATAGGTTCAAATGGTAATTGGTTTGCTTGGTCAAATTTATCAAAGGTAAAATCTATGTAACCGTCCCATAAGTCATAAACTGTATGTTCTTTATTAAACAATGTAGTACTCATCGCGGTATCTGTAAAATTAGTGTTTCCACTTACACTATCTACAACCATTTTAAATTTGTCACCATTGTTCAATGTATCTGTAAAAGTCTTTGGTCCTCTTATTGTCCATAAAGGACTAGATTGTAATGCAAATACTTCTAAAGGATCTCCTTCGTAAGTTAGTGTCTGTGCAAAAGATGCTTGATCCATTAGACTTAAACTTGCACCAGACACAGTAGCATCATTTACTGCCTGCTGTCTTGTTTGAGTTATATTATAATAAAAATTAGGTGTAGTTCTACCACTTGCCGCTGTAAGTAAATCTACGTAAACTAAACCGTGTCCTGGATCTACAAAAGTATTTGTACTGTCTGCTGAAGTCGTATACTGTGGTGTATCAATCCACCAATAGCCGCCTAAATTATTTAAAGCGTTAACATAATCTTCAGTATAATCTCCAATACGAATTGTACCTACAAACACACTGCCTGAGGTTGCAAAAGTACCATTTACATTTGAAAGATACACTGTACATGTAGTTAAATCATTTGCTACATAAACAACTTCACCACTTGCAACACTACTTGAAAGAGTATCGCCTATCGCTGGTAAATTAACAAAATTTTCTATAACAAGAACATTATCAACTTTATATTTTATTTCGTGTTTGTCACTTAAAAATGCACCTGTAATTGCAGGAAATTCTCCATCAAATGGCTGGACATCTGTTGAACCACCTTGTACATTTAATTTACTGAAGTTGTTCCATGCTAATACAATTTCATCGCCTACTGCACTACCTTCATATGCATTTATTGGTGCTCTAATCAACATGTGACTGACGCCAAAACTATCATTAATTTTATAATCAGCAGTTTGTAATAAATTAATTAAAGTACTATCACTTTCAGCAACAATATCTATATACGAATCAAAACTACTAAAAGATATTGCTCCTGTAGCAGGATCTATATTTTGTATTGCTTTATATAAGTTAGGACCGTATTTTACAATTTGTTGTTTTGTGTAAGCAACTCCTTGTCTGTATTCTCCTTGGTAAAAACTATATGTGTTAGATGCTTGTGGAGATCCTACTGCAAGAAATTTACCGTCCGGACTTAATGCAACACTTTCACCAAATTGCATTGACGTAGAAAATGTGCTTCCGTCATACGCATCAGCAACATTAATAGGTGCCGCAATAATTTGATCTAAAACATAATTAGTGCTATCGTTTGGTCTGACATAAATGTGTACTTCACCGTTGCCTTTGTAAGGAATACCAACTGCCATTTTTGTATTTGCATCATTTACACTTATTGCATGTCCAAAACCGTGTGTTGTGCTATCTAAATTCACTGTGCTTAAAACTTTTTGATGTTCACTATAGACAGGTTTGTTTTTTAGTACAGTCCATTTTCCGTTATCGTCATCATCAATCCAAACTAATTCATTGCTAGATAGATTTGCAGTAATATTTGTATTCGCATCATCAACTGTTTTTGTTCGTTGACTTGTAAAAATAGTAACTGTACCTTTTATAGTAACAGTATCGTCTATTTCTAACCAGTCTGATTTATCACTTTCAAACGTAACTTTATTACCTGAAACTTTTGTTGCTTTGTAAAATCCGTCTAAAGTAGTCAATGCTGTTGTGTTAGCATTAGTAATTCCAAATATATCTCCTACTGCAATTTCTCTTGCCGTAAAATTCATATCTAATGTAATTTCATTTCCAACTGGTGTTGCTTTTTCAATTTTTAAATTTGTTTCGGTATGTTGAAGTACATTCCAAGTTTGGTTATCTGTTGCTACCCAAACATAATCATTTTTATTAATATCATCAATACTAAATGCAAGTATTCCATCTTTAGTAAGAACAGCACGACTGACATCTTCACCTGTAACGTAACCTACTGTTTTTACATATTCTTCTGTTGTAAATTTAGTAGGAATTTTGTTTACGTCATAATTTTCAGGTTTTAGAAACACATCATAATTAGGTATTCTATAAATCAAATCTGTAGGAGCACTAGGCAAAGTTTCAACCAATTCAATTGGCTGGGGACTTAATTTAAATTTTGATTCATCTAGTTGCCATTCTATTTCTTCAAAATTTGTTGTGCTTCCGTATTGATTATTTTTGATAGCCCACTCTTCATAAAAGTCAACTGATTCTCTATCAGCACTTGCTAGTGCATCGAAAAGTTTATCAACACTATTACGTGATCCTTTATCTGCAATAAATCCTTGGTAAAATTTGTACTGCGATACATCATCATTGATAATATTTTCTAAGTATTGACGTTTTTGATATCCAACTAAATGCTGTGCAAGTCTTTGTTGTTCACTATCAAAATTATCACTATCTAAATCATAAAAGTCAGTAAATTGATTTATTCTATAATCAAAGTTTGTATAAAGTTTAGTTTCAGGACGTCCTTCCATTCTATTCCAATCAGCAGGAATAAATTTGGCGCCGCCTGCAATTTTATTTTTTGCTGTGTAAAAGAATTCTTTATACCGTATTGTATCGCCTATTGCGTAATCTTTATACGCTTGCCATTCTTTTACTTCTGCTTGATCAAATACAAATCCTGGAATATTAAGTGTACCATCCCAGTTCGCAGTTCTATAACCCATTACTTTTATTCTATCTTGTCTATATCCTGAAGCAGGAGAGTAAATTACATCTTTAAAATCAGATATGTTGTCAAGTATTACTACATGTTCTACTTGCACAATCGGAAGTTGTATATAGTAAATTCCCTCTGCTGTATTTGCTAAGTTTACTGCAAACGTATTTCCATCTCTAGTCAAACGTGTGAACTCTTCGCCCATCGGTTGCCCATTGCTTGTTTGTAATGAATAATCATAAAAGTTATCGTACAAATTATCAACAACACCATAAGGCCTTGTAAATTTAATTTGATTAGCACTAGGACTCAAAGCAATAATTGTGCCTGCCGCCCAATTTTGTGTAGTCCAATATAAGAATTCTTTAGCACTATATTTCCAATCTTCAACAGTACTAGTTTCTTTATTGTAATAATCAAACGTAAAACCTGCTGTATCAAGTTGTTTTGCATAGCCAAGAATAAAGTCAACAACTTCTTGTATTTCTGTATATATTGTTCCGTACGGAACTTCGGTGATATTTTCTTCAAAGTTTTTACGGAATAATGCTGTTGCTCCCCCTCTAATAGGTAATGCAGGAATCTTACGGAACTTTGTTGCATCAAAGTTCTGTTCAGAAGTATGATCTTCAGTAACTCTATAAAAACTATTTAAATATCTTACAAATTTATCTTCAGTATATTTTTGTTCTGCTTCCCACTCTACAAATGCATCTGAAACCCCGCCAACATTTGTTGCAACATCATTTGTGCGTGGTATTGCTTTTTGTATTTTGAAAACAGGATCTGCTTTGTCGTATCCTCTAACTACAAACCCGTATGATTGTTTTTCTACAATAACGCCACTGTAACTTATCACATCAACAGGAGAACTTGTATTTAAAAATATTTGGTAATTTTCTTTTGGTAAAAATACATTGCCTTTGTTAAAAGGAGTTCTACTATCTAAAACTAATTTCATTTTAGTTTGGTCTGTAAATGCACCTAATTTGCTACCTAATTGATACTTTAAGTTTGTAACTTGTTCTTTGTAATCTTTTGTTGAAATATTACTATTTGACAATGTGTAGTTTATAATATAATCTACTAGACCACTTGTGTAAACCCTTTGTGTATCACTGTAAATATTAGTAAAAACTAAATCTGCTAATGATATAGAACGTTTATTCTCGTTATAAACAAATTGTCCTGCAAGATTTTTGCTTATTCTTGATATATCCCAAGCCATAGACATGACTTTTGCAGGTTGGTTTAGTAACCAAGATTTGATAACACTGAAAGCATAATCACTACTATTTCTCCATGCATTTTCTGTAGGTGCATGATCACCAAATACAAACCCTAGTTTGGTATATGATGAAATATATTCATTAGCAAATTTTGATTGTAATGGGCTTAGTAAGTTACCATCTTCATCGACCGGTATATGTTTAGTAAGTCCAGGTCTTGCATATTTTTCTAAAAATTTAGGTGCTTTGTTAGGTTCAGCAACTTTGCCTGCTTCTAGATCTTCCCAAAGAATTAAATTATCTTTAGTGTAGGGTGCAGGTCCATAAACACTGTTCCACCAAGTTGGCTTATTCGAAAAACCTAACATCTTCCAAGGAGTGGTATGCGGAGTATCAGTATCGTATGCATGCCTGTAAACTGATCTCCAAAAACCTGTTAGGGCTTCTCCATTTGGTCCTGACATATAAGAATAGTTATAAGTGAAACTATCAGTTAATTCATAAAAATTATTTGATGTGTAATCTAAACCTCCTAGTGATTCACTCCATTTTACAAAATCACTTAACAAAACTTTATTAATATTTGTAAGATTAAATTTAGTATTTCTATATGCCCCAGGAATAAAATCATGTATATCTAATTTGTCAGTGTCATATTCGATTTTTATATTATTATAAATTCTTTTTTCTAAATCTAATAACAAGTTATCTCTATAATCATTAAAAGCAGTAGTACGACTACCATCATGCCCAATAATAATTTTTGTTGGTGTTCTATAACTATCATCTGTTATAATTTCTGGAACAAATGCAGGATACAAACCTAACTTAGTAGGAGTGCTTGGTACGTAGTTACCATCTGTGCTTTCATATTCATATATTTCTATTAAATCACCATCTGCTTTGGTTGCTGTAATTACAGCAAAACCATCAGTATTAAAAGTATAATCTCTGCCATGTACTAATTGTTCTCCGTTCTGATAAATTGTTATTGCTTTATTGCTTAATTTTGTTTTATCAAATACTTGTGACAAACTAAAGAAATTATTTTCTGTATCATATACTTTAAATTCTAGCCGTTTGTTTCCTAAAAAAGGAACCATGTCACTGAAATAATACGGATCATTAACAGTTTTATTTTTTAGTGCTTCTATTAATATCTTGTCAACATGAGTTTTTGTTTGTCCTTCAAAACCTAAATTTTCAGCGATTTGCAAAAATGATCTCTTAAATGTTCTATATTCATTTTTTGCAAAATCAATTGCTTTTATAACATTAGCGTCTTTTGTTGTAATATGGTATAAAGGATTATTAATTGGTCCAGAGTGTTGCACAAATTTTTTACCAACAGTATTGATATCTCCCAAACTTCCTAAATTACTATTGCCAGGAAATACACCTTTAAAATTAGTTAGGTCTTCTATCATACTAAAAACATGATCATTAACTTCACCTAAGGTAAATGTTTCTAAATTAACATTGTTTGGATTGTGTTCTAAGTTAATAGGAAATTCATAATATCCATTTGCATTTTTAGGTGTTGCAGAAGATGTTTTTATTATAACAGTATCGCCTGCAGATAAATTTTTATTAAAAATAATAAATGCTTTTCCGTCTTGTCTAGAAATTGTATAATCAAAATAATGTTTATTGTTTAAAAATATACAATGGTATAAATCGTTCAAATCTCCTGCATTATCGTATACATCAATTTCTAATTGATTTATTTCTCCTACAATATCATATTGTCTAATTACTTTTTGTCTAGACAAATTTTTTGCTTTTTGCCATCCGCTTTTATAAGAGAATGTATTCAAAGAAGTATATGTTTTTAAAAATCCTGTGTCTGTTTTAACATTAAAAATTTCGCTTAGTTCTTGATATGAAAACTGTTCTGTGAGTAAATCAAAATTGAACGTAATATCACCGACATTTGTTAAAGCACGATAAGTGATAGGAAATCCTAATTCTGTATCTGCTGTGCCTGTTCCTTCTTTGTAACTGAAAACTTTGTTTCCTACAAAAGTTGTTGCTTCATATGTTGCTTCATCTGCAAAACTTTTTCCATTAGAATCAAACATATCAAACATGGGTGCTTGATTAACTTTGTTTTTTATCTGTCCTTTTTTCCAAGCAGTACCATTGTAATAATAATGACAACCTGCATTTGCTGTTCCTTTTTTAACAAGAACAACCTCATTTGTTTGTGGTGTTGCATCAGTATCTTCAAGTAATGCAATTTGAGGCACGTTACTATTATGTTCTATAAATTTGACTTTATAAATTTTTCCTGCCGCTCTAATATCTTGTTCAGCAGTAAATAAAATACGCATACCATCAGTAACATCTATACCATCAATATTATATCCTACTGTGCCTTCAATACTAGAAAATATATCTTTGGTTACAGTATCAACCAAATCAACATCATTTTTCTTTTCGGTACCAAAATTAAAAAGTTTTAATCCGCTAACAAATTCTATGATTGGACGCTTTGCTCTTTGTGCTTGATCAATATTTGTTGCTTGCCCATTTATCTCTGCACTTTTTTCTATAACAGATCTATGATACCATTTGTTATTTCTTGCCCAGGCATTTTTATCTGGTGAATTTCTGTTGACCACGATATAATCTTTTGTGGCACTATAAGAAGATGCATTTCCAAATGGTAGACTATCAAAACTATCTTTATCATATTCAATAGGTAAATCCTGTGCATAAGATAATGCTATTACTAAATCGTCAGTGTTGACTAAATTTATCTGCTCGCCTACACCTTCTACAATCCAGTTTCCTGTAGCATACTTTTCAGGTGTAACTTGTCCTACAAAATTCAACTTCATACCATTTAGTAATTCAACACCTTTAGAAGTTGTGTAATCTTTTTTGCCTAGGATTTCTGTTTCAACGTTTATTGCTGTTGCTTCATCTACTTCTGCTATTCTAATAATACCGCCTGAATTAATATTATTACTATTTTGGTAATACAATCTTGTAGGAGCATTTAATGGAACTGTAAAGGTTAATATTCCGCTTTCAATATTGTTATTTGTAACACCATTTTCATATATAGTATCTGCATCTAAACTACGTTCTGTGCGTATTGTAAATGGCATATCAGTTGCACTGATGTCAAAAGTATATGTTTGACCTTTATATAATTCTATTGTAGGGTTCTGTGTAAGATTGCCATTGACAACATATGCTAAATTATTTCCGTTGTCAATACTTGTTATACTATAAGTGCTTGTTACATCAGTACTTTGTCCTGCAACATTGATTGCAACTGGTCCAGTTGGTAACCAATAATACTCTCTAAAATTTGTTAATTTATCCCAATCAATATTAGGATTCCATGAATAGTATTCAGCACCGTTTAATAGATCATGATTATCAACATTCCCGCCAAATGCTTTTATTTGGTTTATATAATCATTATAGTCTTTGTAAAAAGTTACATTGTCATAAGAGTCTTTGCTTATTACTGCTGGCTCTAATTGATATGCTTCTCTGTTTACAGAAATATCTCCAATATAGTTGTCATTATTTCTATATGACTTTGCAGTTTTCCTACCATAATATCCATTTAGTTTTTGGGCAGTGCCTGGTTGTAAAACTTGATCAAGAGTTGCATCTAAAAACTTGTTGTTTTTACTAGTCCTAAAATACTTAGGCAATAACTCATTAGAACGAAAGTTTTTCTTTTTGCCTTCTACCGGTAATGGACTCTCATTTTGATTATCATCATATGCCATTAGTAACCATATCCTCCGCCGCCTGATGAGCCGCCACCGCCTGATGATCCGCCGCCACCGCTTGATGATCCGCCGCCACCGCTTGATGATCCGCCGCCACCGCTACTACTTGAACTACTTGAACTTGTACTACTTGAACTTGAACTTGTACTACTTGTTGACATAGCACCTGTAGAACTTACAGAACCTGCTGGAGATACAGAACTTGTAACACCTGTGTTAAGTGTTTCTTGACTTGCTGTAATAACATTGCCTGTTGCTCTTAGTCTACTTGCTGTAATTGCATCTATTATTTCAACATTTTCAACTGTTGCTGAACTTATAAAAATTTCGTTAGACTCGGATTTTATTTCATATAAACTCCCAAATGATTGACTTTGCTCATTTGGTACAATTACAATACTCACTATATCAGGAGTCATCTGATTCATTATATAAGTTGACAATTCACTAAAATAAAAACTTTCACCAAATTCCCAATTATCTAAATTAAAATAAATGTTAATTGCTTCTATTACTCTTGATTTAATATCATTATTATTTGTAACTACGTCAGGATTAACTACGACTTTAAATGTTGCTTGCAAACTTGTCTCCGCTGATGGACCAAATAATGGTTTATATTTTACTGGATGATAGATTATTTCATCACTAATGCTTTTAATTTTGTCTAATTCACCACCATATGTTCTATACATTTCATCACTGCTTGGTGGCAAAGGTTCTGATAACCTATCACCTGCTAAGAATTGTCTATATTGTGCATCATAAGTTCGTGTCAATAAGTAGCAATCCATAATGTTACTTGCGGCTGGATCAATTCTTTGATTGTAGTCTGCACTGTGTAAATATCTAAATTTTAATCCAGAACGTCCAGTATAACCTCTATAATCTTTTGTAAGTTGTAAATTTTTCTTGGCACTATCTAATACATAAAATAATTCTGTATCCATAGTAAAGAAAACTTGACCGGCAGAGTATTGACTATATGCGCCTACTGCACCAACATTTGCTTTAACTTGTATACCTTCTATAGCATTATCTACATATCTGTAATCTTCAACACCATCAGATGTAGTATATTTCTTTTGGAAGATATATTTTGTACTAGGATTAGTATCTTCTGCAACAATATCAATAAATCCTTCTGGGTTATCAATTACTCCGTCATCGTCCACATCAAAGAAACTTATTTCTATACGCTTACTATCAACATAACCTTCGGCATCTCTATATTCTTTTACTATTTCCCAGTCATAACTTCTAGTAAATTGTTTTGATACATCTGGTTTATTGTTAACATTTAAAACTTCAATTTTGTCTTTGATAACTTTTCCAGATTTATTGTCATAAATTTTATCTGTACTATCGTAATAGAATTTAATTTCTTTATCACTTTCAAATACGTATCTTAATGTTCTATACGTAATATCATATCTTTCACCATCAGTTTTAAAATACAAAAGCCAACTTGCATCTAAATTTTGGTTGCTAGAATCACCTGTTTTACCTGTGCTAAAGTTACTTACACTATCTAAATTGGCTTCAGTGATAATTCTCCATTGTTGTGTTTCTACATCATAACGTAAGCCAAATGTATTTGTTGCAAACGCTTGATCTACAACTTGTGTTTTTACTGCATCAGTAATTACATTTGCTAATTTTGGGCGAACTTCTTCTAGCAAAGCATTACTCGGAATGATATCATTAAGAACTATAGGTCCTAATCCTGTTGAACCTACAGTTGTGCCGTCACCGTTTACGCTTATTACTTTTGTCCATAGATAATCAACTGCACCTGGATGGTCTGCTTCACCAGACATTAATGCATTGTTATTTGTCGTCATAAAATGAAAACCTGCAGGAGCAACAAATTTAACGAGTGTGCCTGCTTTGATAAATCTTAAATTATTTGCAGTAAATCCACCTACTTTAATCTTAGTATCATTAGCGTCATTTATAAATCCTGTACTACGATTTGTATCTTGCGTAGAACTAGTCCATTCTACCCCAAGATCAGTTGTAATAATTTTTGTAAAATTTTCTAAATAATAATTGTAAACTTTTCTATCTCTAATAATCGGTTCTATCGTATTTGTAATAGCACTTTCAATATCAGTTGTGGTTACAAAATTAAATGTTGTTTTTAGATTCTTAGTTTCTTTGTAAATTATACCATCATTACCAAATAAGTTTGTGCTTGAATACTTTCCTGTTGAATCTATCAAGTCGAAGTACCTACTTATTCCACTAGCATTTCTATTAACTGTTTTAACTTTTACTATTTCTTGACTAACACCTAATGGAGCAACATTATAATCTTCAGCAGTTACCATTCTATTTTGTGTATAGTAAGTGGCAGGTGCGTTTGCTTTTATGCTTTCATTAGTTTCGCTCAAACTACTATTCGAAATTGTATACTTGAGTTGTAATGTCATACTCAAAGTTTCAGGCACACCAAATTCACTTAGGTAAGGGATTTGTATTTGTATACCTGTCATTTCGCTTGGCTTTATTGTATATCTTTTATTTGCACTAGTTCGATATACTACTTTAAATCTTCCTTGTGGTAGATTACCAAAAACTCCATCACTAAAAATTAAACTTATTCTATCTTGAACTCGTGTAAGAACTGAATATAAATTTCTTATATTTTTGTTAAGGCTATTGTAAATTACATTGTTACCTTCAACTGCTTTTACTTTTGTCCAATATTCATTTTCTCTACCATTTTCATCTAATTTGAATAACCACACATCTTCATCATTTATATCAGTTGCATCGATATCAACTTTTTGATTAGCACTAGGATTATTAACTGTAAATTGACCATCATCTAGAGCGCCTTGTTTGAATGTGCAAAAAAATCCTGTATTAGTGCTTGCAGGTCCTTGCCCGTCATTTTTATATAAACATGCAAAACTGTTTCCAACTAAAGGAATTTCTTCTTCTATATCATTTTCTACAATATCACTACTTACAACTTCAAACGGTAAACTTTGTCCTTCAACAACTTTAGAAAAAGAATATTTAGGAATGTCTGTATTAATAGCATTAAATCTATATTGTTCATGAGGAATGTTACTTATAGTTGCTTTCTTAGCAGGCTTACCAAAAACTCCGTTTGCAGGTAATGCGGCATTCATCACTTTTATAAATTGTTCGTACCAATTTGAATTGCTTGGGTCGTTCCAAGAAATTTGCTGTCCTGACAAATTAAAATTATTTGAATCAACAACATCTTGTGACGTTGCTATAGATGTTATCTTAAGAAGTCCACGAGCGGCTTGATTACGCTTTGGATTGTATGAAAGCAATCTTGCTAAACGTAATACTGATTCTCTACGCTCTGCAAGTTCTAAAAAGTTTTCACGTGAATTAAGATCAATTCGGAATGAGATATTTTGACCTAAAAACGCAATAAGATCTATTAAAGCAAGATATTCGCTAGATTCAATATAATCGTTAAAATCCTCAGGATAGTTAGTCCTTAGGTAATTTATCATAGTTCTGCGTAAGTTGTCGAAATCATAACTTTGGAAATCAGCATTACGATAAGATTGATATATACGCTTCCAATCTTCTGCAACTAGCAGTCTATTTTGTCTGTCTGTTGATGACATATCACATTCCTTATTTGTTCATATGTATTTATTTGTTTAAGAAAAGTGCGTATATAATTTATGCTGTAAGTCCTGCAGATTCGTCAAAGTCTAATCTAAGTTTTTCTGAAATATTATATGGCAAATAAGTCAGTTGCATTTCAATTTGTATACCACTTTCATAACTTGTTACTCTAATATCTTCTGCTTGCACACGTGGATCGTAATTACAAATCTGTGTTACGTTAGCCGCTATTGCTTCTTTTAATTCATCTGTGAACGGTTCAAACAATGCGTCCCAAATAATAGTGCCAAATTTAGGATTGTGAAGTTTTTCACCTTGGCGAATATGAAAATGATTTAGTAAATCTTGTTTTATAAGTGCAAGATCGTACAATGTGCTAGAAGTATTTTCAGGATTAACCGTAGACAAACCTCTATATGCCCTGCTTGTTACAACAGGCTTTTGTTGTTGCGACGGTTTTATAGCAATTCTATCATATAAATTTTTTTCTAAAGTACTCATATAACTATTTAACCTATCTTCACTGC